GATTCACATTGTGCCGCATGGATTTAAACTGCTGAAGATTGTGTAATGTACGATGAGAATGATGAACCGACTTATCCTTGCGACAAACATCCTGAACTTGCTGAAAGAATCTTCAACGATGTAGGAAACATCGACTACATTTACACTGTTATTCAAGAATGTGTTGATGATCATACAGAAGAGCAATATATGTTACTTCAACAAGAATTAGTCTGAATTAAAGTTAGTAACCTCGAAAGTTCCCCTATAGTATGCCAAACACACACCTCGAACATCCCGAAGATACCATTTTAACAGGTGATTTATCTGTCTTCGATGATCTTTACGGCAATGCCTTTCATATTAGTTTGAAGATGGATGGTGCGCCTGCTGTTGTATGGGGAACGCACAATGATCGGTTCTTTGTATGCACCAAATCTGCATTTAACAAGAAAAAGATTAAACTATGTTATACAGTTGATGATATTCATCAACACTTTGGTCATCAGGAAGATGTTGCTGATCTTTTATATTTGATGCTTAAGTATCTTCCCCGTGTGGAAGGTGTGTATCAAGGTGACTTCCTAGGTTACGGTCGGAAACATATACTTAGCAACAACACGCTAACATATGTTTTCCCTGAAAAGATTGACCAAAAACTTGTTATCGCACCACATACAAAGTATTATGTTGATGGTGAATTGTGTGATGCTGTTCCACTTCCACTAAGGGAATGTTTCGACAATACTCCTCACGTTCGTTTCGTAATGCCTGCGGTTGATCGTATCAATCCAAGACAAAATGCACCTAAGATTGATACATCTGTTGTGCAGTTCTTGACAGATAAGGAAGCATATCAGGCAAAGCAAAGTATCAATGCAGTTATCAAATCTGGTCAGGAACTTGATGATGCTACCCTAACAGATATTCTAGGTTGTCAACACCTTGCTAACCTTTATCAGTGGGTGATTGAAGTCAAGGAAGATCTAATTGATAGCATGATTGTTTACAGTGACTTCATGACTTTTCTTCCTAATCATGAACAAACTGTCGGTGAAGGTTTTGTATACTGGACCGAACAAGGTGCGTTGAAGCTAGTGAACCGAACTGTATTCAGTTATGCAAACTTTACTGAAGGTAGATTTGGTTGAATTAAAGTTAGTAACCTTGAAATGTCCATTATAGTGTAAGAACGAAACCTATGAAACCATTTCCCTACACTGAAGTCAACGCAATCGAGCGTGAAATGTGTGATCTTCGTGCTGAAGTCTCCAGTCTTCAGATTCAACTTGAAAACACACAACGTTGCCTTAATTCACTGCAACGTAAGCGTCAGGATCTAATCAACTTCTCCCGCGAAGGTAATCTTTTCGAGCAAATGTTTGGTGAAGAAGTATCAGTGCCAAGTATCTACACTGATACTCCCATGGCAGAAGAAGTGTACGGAGGTTGATGATGATTACCAAAAAAGCACAAATGCTCAACATCATGAAAAAATGTGATGGTGGGTCTACATTAACACGGGAAGAAAAGTTTGAAGTTTTCTGTCGTGTGTGTGATAATATGTTAAAAGAGGGAAGATTGTCCAAAGCAAATCATAAACGCTGGACAAATATCTGGTAATTAAAGTTAGTAACCTCGAAAGGTCTGCATTGGTATGGAAAGCACAATCGCCCGAAAGATGAACATTCTGGATCAAATCAAAGGTTACAAAGTTCAGGATGATGATGGTTCGATCTATACCGTTGTTGATGTTAAGTTCTTCAATGGTATTGTTGACTTGATTGGGTTAGAAACAACTGATGATCGGGTTGTATATTGCCCCATCAATCGTTATATGGAAATGGCATCAATCGCCTAAATTATTAAGGAAAACTATGAACAATACCATGCGAGATTTATTCCAGGAAGCACTTCAATCACTGCCAGATTTCATTTATGAAATGAACCCTAATTGGGAAATGGTTTATGATTATGTTTGCGAACAAATCAAAGAAGATGAACTTAATTCAGATCAGATTTCAAAGATGATTAAAGTTTATGATGATGCGATGGGTTATAGTGAAGCAGGTTAATCCTTTAACAATTAAAGTTAGTAACCTTGAAATGTCCCCTATAGTATGAATAACACTAAATCCATTACTTTCCGTCAAGCTCTTAACATTCTGGAGGAGCAGTTTGATTCAACTTATCGTGGTATTTCTACGGTAAAAGAAATGACAACTGATCTAGTTTCTGCTATTAGTTTTGAAGGTGAAGATCCCAATAAAATCTATCATCGTTTCGAGACTGAAGTTGGTCCGAATCGTATTGTTGAAGATGATCAAATCATTGCCCTTGCACTTCATTACGTTTGAAAAAAACCATGATTGTTTATCAAGCAGAAAACCAAGGTTGTGCCTATTCCATTGATAGTGAAGGCACCTTATTCTACACGCCAATGTATCAAGATGGAACTGTGAATCTTGAAGATTGGTGTGAAGTAGATCTAATGCAACTATTAGGTGAAGATGAGAATCTTCGTTTGGAAGTTGATGCAATCCACGAACAACTTATCAGTATCAGTAAACTAATGGGTGAGTATTTCAAGAAATGAATCAGCACAAAGCACTGCAACTTCTCGCGCAAGGTTTTAAGAATGATCTTGCCAAAAGTATCTACGAAGATGAAAAGTTCACTGAATTGATGATGGAATTGTCATTCAAGTTTGTGGAAGATAACGTGCCAGTTGTCGAAGAAGATGTTCAATACGAACTGGCACTAATGTTAATGGAAACCCTGAATCTATCAACGTATTAAAGTTAGTAACCTCCAAACGTCCCCTATAGTATGAACAACACTTCAACCAAAATCGAAGAACCAAAGTTCCTCCTTTATGGGGAATGGATTCGCCCTAATGGTCATCAAATGTACGACATCTTGGGTTATATCAAACCCACAAGAGAGGAAGCAATCGCTACATGTAGGCGACTTAATCCTCACTTCCATATCACACACATTGAGGTCGAAAAATAAAGGTATTAAAGTTAGTAACCTCCAAACGTCCCCTATAGTATGAACAACACTTCAATTATGGTAGATTACACTTTGGTCAAAGAACAACTCGGAACCGTTGTCACTGACGGTTCAAACGAATATGTTGTTTATGATTTTAAGATTGGGTGTGCTGCTTATCAACTTTGGGACAAAAAAGAACAGGCATTTTATTACACTGATTACAATGCCTTCAATACACTTTATCAGCAAATCTCTGGTTGATTAAAGTTAGTAACCTCCAAACGTCCCTATTAACGTAAGCACTGATTCAAACCACAATGCGTAAGATCGAAGCACAGATGATTGCTGCCATCAACAAGAATCAGAACTGGCAATCTGCTAATACTTCTGTTCACTTTGACGAAGAAACTAACACTTCTATTGTTCGTCTTCATGGTAACAAAATTGCAGAAATTGATGATACCAGCATGACAATCTTCGATGGTGGTTATCAATCAAAGACGACCAAATCACGCCTTAACGTTCTCTGTCAGGAGTTCTGTATTGCAGGCGAAGGAGTATTTCAAAAGAATTATAATTGGTTCGTTCGTCATTACGTTGGTGCCGTAAATGGTGTTGATAAGTTCATCACTAAGGAGTTCACTAATGGTTACGTTTTCGCCTGATTCATTTGCTCGCTTGATTAACACTAACATGAAAAACAACACTAACACTTTCGTTCCCAATCCCATGCATGAAATGTTAATGGCAAGAGAACAACTAATGGAGGACATTGATTCTATTATTGAAGGTTTTTACTTTGATAATCCAGTTCAAAACTGCTGCGGCGCTGACCGTCTCCAACTAACTGCTGCTGATAGTGATGAACTCATCCGCACACTATGTGATGCCGTCTGCAAAAACTTCCCCACTAACTAACACTCTTATTATGAACAAAGATTCACTAATTGAAGCATATGTTAATCGGGTTATTGATGGTTTAGACCTTGATGATTGTCTTGCTATTCTTCATGATTATATGACCAAATCGTATGAAGATTATTCACTGGAAGAGATGAAAGAAGAGGTCAATGAGTATTACCCTGAATTGTTAGAATAGGGGTTGAAAATACTCCATAAATACCACATTTTCATTGAAAACGATTAAAAAAGGTTTTTTTTAATGTATTTGTGTGTTTTGTTTGATATGTAACAAATCGTGTTAAATGCACTGGAAAGGTACTGTGAAGATGCTTACAATACGCTGTGAAGGTACTCTTTTGCAGTATTATTGTCCCTATAAAGGTGTCATCTTGTAGTGATATTAGACCGCAGTCTATCACACCTTCCCGCATAAGTCAACACCGCCCCAGTATCAACATTGAAACCCACACATTTTTCACTTGACTAACACTTACTTTTATAGTATATTGTTAGTAACCTCCGAATGTCCCCTATAGCGTAAGCACACAATCCCACATGACAGCATCACAAACCACCACCCGGACTCGTTACACTAACGACGAAGAATGGTTGCTGGCAGATCTTATCTGTGACGGCAATACTCCTGCTGAAGTATACACTAAGTTCCGTGAGGTTTATGATACCCACAGCGAAGGATCTATCAACCTGCAGTATCGTCAGGCAGTTAATCTGTGGACCCATGGTAAACAGGGAATGTCACACAAAACTAACAGTTTCATGGAGAAACTAATTGCAATCGACCCTGATACTTTCGGTTGATTTGTGTAAACTACAGCGGAGGTAATAAAGTTAGTTACCTCCAAATGTCCCCATTAACGTAAGCACGAATCACGAACATGACTCAAACCGAATCATTCATTCAGGCACTCTACAATCTCATCGATCTGAAAATTATCGACCTGGATGAGTATCAGTGCCTGCTGGACAACTTCACTACCACGGAAGAATTGGATGCTTATCTAACAGCAAGGGAAGACATCACTATTTGACATCGGGGGGAATATGTGGTAGACTTACAGTATTGTGAATTCGACAGTGATTGGGCGTCTTATTTGTTAGCGTCCGGCGGGCGTAGCGTGTATAAGGTATCGGTATAATGTTTAATGTCCCCCCCCCCTACCTAAAAAAGCGGGTCCCTTCTAACCTACAAAAGTATATACCCGGTCGCTATATAATTCGTTGAATGAAATAAGTTTATGATAAAAAATTCCCCAGAAAAAATTATGCCCCAAAAGGTTTTTCACATATACGCGAAGGATGAATGTTTATATCCAAATCTAACTGAAGAACAATTTAATAATACTTGGACAACCCTTAATGGAATGGTTGGTCTCATGAAGACTGACTATGAAGTTGAGGATTTATCTTATGAAGAATTAGAGAAACCCGAACTAGATACAGAAGAATCGTCGTATTGACAGCGCATATATATCACGTTATAATTGAGTTGAGTTTTAAAGACTTATGGCAAAAGGATTTACTGTGAAGGCAAAAACGCCCGTCAAAAGTGAAAAGAAAGAAGGTCCAGAATGGGACTATGCTGCAATCAAAGAAAGGATGCGCGGTAAGGCAATTGTATTCTGTCTTCCAGGGCGTGGATGTTCTTATGCATTCATGAAGAATTTTGTACAACTGTGTTTTGATCTAGTACAGAACCAGATGAGTATTCAGATCTCACAGGACTACAGTTCAATGGTTAACTTTGCACGTTGTAAGTGTCTGGGGGCAAACGTACTTCGTGGACCGGATCAGCTTCCATGGGATGGTAAGTTGAAGTATGACTATCAGTTGTGGATTGATAGTGATATCATATTCAACACTGAAAAGTTCTGGCAGTTGTGTGATATGGCAATTGCTGAAGATGGAACAGAGAAAGAAATTGTTGCTGGTTGGTATTCTACTGAAGATGGTAAGACCACTTCTGTTGCACACTGGTTGGAAGAAGATGACTTCCGTAACAATGGTGGTGTGATGAACCATGAAATGGTTGATGGTATCAGCAAGCGTAAGAAACCATTTACTGTTGACTACACTGGTTTTGGATGGGTGATGATTCAGAATGGTGTGTTTGAAGATCCTAAGATGAAGTATCCTTGGTTTGCACCGAAGATGCAGGTCTTTGAATCTGGTGCAGTACAAGACATGTGTGGTGAAGACGTTTCATTCTGTCTTGATGCGATTGAAGCAGGATATGAAATTTGGTGTGACCCACGCATTCGTGTTGGTCATGAAAAGATGCGGGTGATCTGATAAGATTACGGAAGTGATCTGATGTACACTAAAGGGGGTTGACACCCTCTTTTTTATTGGATATACTTACAAAGTAATTAATAAGGTCACATGGCAAAGGTAAGCAAGTCACTAATGGGCAATCAGTTTATTGAAGCAACTCCCAAAAAAACCCGACAGGGTCAAGGGAAGCATACAAAGTATGCGTCATCCAGTAGAAACAATGCTAAGAAACCATATCGTGGCCAAGGACGTTGAAGTTTAATACTTTATTGTACACCTACCTATCACCTAGTACAGTGTGTGATGGGGTGGGTGTTTTTTCTTTAGTTGATATACCTGCTGATACTGTTATCTTTAGTCCAAAATCCCGCGAAAAAATACGTTTCTCTGAAGTATCTGAAGAAGTGGGCAAAAAAATGCGAGAACTAACGTATTGTGATGAAGATGGTTTTTGGGTTGATGATGATTTAGATCGTTTAGGTCCGCAGTATTATATCAATCATTCATTAAATCCAAATGTGTCCTATAATAAGGATACTGGTTGTCTATATGCCACAAGGGATATTGATGCTAACGAAGAACTACTAGACTATTATTTTCCTGAAGAACGAGAATGGCCTACCTGAATCATAGTTTACCTGATTGGTCTTGTTACATCCGTAATGAATTCCTTTTTAATCATAAGAAGGGTCATGGAGAAGTAACACGATGTGATGTGCATAGCGTTGCTAGTATAGAAAAAAGAACACCCCTGTTTGAAGCATTCCTAGAGAATGGTGTGAACTGGACTAGAAGACCACTACATGCGTTCTGCTGGCGTCCTGACGCGGAAATAGAACCATTAGAGGACACAATGTACTGGGACTGCTTTTCGCCTTATGTGGACGTACAGAGACGGCATAGATTGGCAGGATTGAAAGCAGAGTTGATTCGTCCTGATGGTAAAAAGGCAGTTGGTAATTATATGTTTACCTTAGACTGGTCATGGGAGAATAAGGGAATGCCTGACTTGAACTATTCAGAAACACCTGAACATAAGTGTGCCCACTTGTTCAAGATGGAGAACGGCAACTATTATGCTTATCCAAACAATCGTATTATCTGGTATGATGATGCATGGACTTTTAATCGTATTAAGAAAAATCCTGGATATGAAATTGATCTAACTGTTTATTCCGTTGAAGGGAGACGGACAATTGAAACCGGTGATGATTACATGTATGAAGTCACACACCTAGATAATGATGATTCTATCGAAGTGATTAACTATGACTGATGATAACTTATTGAGGGAGATTGCTAACGACAATCAAACTCCTAAAAATAAGAAAAAAGTAAATAGCGATGGTTTATTTGAAACCACTGATTGCTCTGACCCTGATCATCAGTGTACTTGCGGACCACAGCAGGTAATAATTACCGAAGATTAGTGTTCTAAATAAGGTAGAATTCTTGTATTAGTTTGCCAGTCCAAAGGAAATCTAAAGGTTTCAAAGATATTAGCGCATCATTCAAGATCAATCCAGTCAATCAAGACTTGATTGGTCTTGTAAATTTTAATGCGATTGCTCGTTCGGTTCGTAATTTGATTCTTACACAACCTGGCGAAAGACCTTTTAATCCTTCCCTTGGTTCTGGCGTTAATGCGTTATTGTTTAATAACTTGGATCGTTTAACTGCCAGTAGTATTAAAAGCGAAATTGAAAATACAATTGAAAATTTTGAACCCAGAGTGGAATTGAATGAAGTTACAGTTGAAGCTAACGCTTCAAAGCATAAGTTTGATGTAAAGATTCAATATTATATTATTGGTATTCCGGCAGACTTACAAGAAGTATCACTTGCATTAGTTCCTACTAGGTAAAATGCCGTTAGTTAATTTCAGCAATTTAGATTTCGATCAGATCAAAACGTCCATCAAGGACTATCTTCGTGCGAATTCTAATTTCACCGATTATGATTTTGAAGGGTCTAACCTTTCTACAATTATTGACACATTAGCGTATAACACTTATATCACTTCATACAACGCCAACATGGTGACTAATGAAGTGTTTATTGACAGTGCGACGTTAAGAGAAAACGCCGTGTCATTAGCGAGAAATATTGGATATATGCCACGCTCTAGAAGAGCAGCAAGAATGGTTATATCCTTTCAGGTGTCTAACTTAAGTAATATAGCATCTCTAACATTAAACAAAGGATTGGTAGCAGTCACAAGACAACGTTTTGGTAATGCTGACTTTGTATTTTCTATTCCTGAAGATATTACCGTTGCTGTAAGTCAAAGTGGTATCGCTGAATTCAATGATATCATGATCTATGAAGGAACATATTTAACACAGACATATAATATTTCTTCAAGAGATCCAAATCAGAGATTTATACTACCCAACACTGGAGTAGATACCACTACAATAAGCACAATAGTAAGAGAGTCCTCAACGTCAACAGTAACGAATAAGTTTAATCTTTATGATAGTTTAGTAGATATTGGACCTGAGGCAAAGATTTATTTTATACAAGAAATAGACGGGGAAAGATATGAACTATTATTTGGTGATGGAATTATTGGTAAAAAATTAGAAGAACCTAATCAGGTCAATATTAGTTACATTGTAAGTAATGGACAATTTGGAAATAATGTATCTTTCTTGTCCTTTGCTGGTTCATTGACCGCAAACAATGGTGATGCTGTTACAACTGGCATCTCACAAATTTCTATTGATGGACCATCAACTGGTGGCGCACCAATTGAAAGTGTAGAATCCATTAAAAAATATGGACCACAGATTTATGCTTCACAAAATAGAGCGGTGACTGCTGCTGATTATGAAGCACTAATTCCTAAACTTTATCCCGAAGCAGAATCAGTATCGGCATATGGCGGTGAAGAATTAACGCCACCACAATATGGTAAAGTATTTGTTAGTATAAAACCCATTAACGGAGTATTTCTTTCTAATTGTTTGAAAGATAATTTAAATGCAGCATTAGCAAAATATAAAGTAGCAGGTATTAAAATTGATTTGATTGATTTAGGATATCTTTATATTGAAGCAAACTCCAATGTGTATTATAACAGTAATTTAACTCCTTCACCAGATGCTGTGAAAACAAAAGCATTGGATGCAATTGAAAAATATGCAAATTCAACTGAACTTAATAAATTTGGTGCTAGATTTAAGTACAGCAAATATCAATGTGTTATTGATAAATCAGACCCATCCATCACATCAAATATAACCACAATCGACATTAGAAGAGACCTAGAACCTAAAATTAGTTCATTTGCTGAGTATGAACTTTGTTATGGAAATAGATTTAGAATTAAAAATCATTGCCGTAGTATATCTGAAAACGCTAAAAATGGATTTAATATTAAATCATCAGGATTTAAGGTAAGTGGAATTGCTGATACTGTTTACATAGGAGACTATCCAAACGCTAATCAAATAACTGGAGAACTTTTTCTTTTTAAACTTAATTCACCCCGCAACCCAGTCATAGTAAAAAGAAACATTGGTGTTGTAGATTATGTAAAAGGAGAAATTATGATCAGTCCAATTAAGATTATTTCTACAGAAGTATCCAAAGGTAACACACCAATAATTGAAATATCTGCTGTACCTTTTTCAAATGATGTCATTGGTCTTCAGGACCTTTATCTTCAATTAGATATGAATTATACTGTGGTAAATACTATTATAGATCAGATTGATTCTGGCAATGATGTATCAGGAACAAACTTCATTGTATCACCAAGTTATGGTGGAAGTGAATTAGTTCGTGGTGTTCCAATCTTGGGAACTCAAAGTGGTGGTTTATCATCAGAAACAACTGAACAACAAATGAGTCCCACAGTGCTTGAAGGATCCACTCTCCCTGTGATGCAACAAAACTCTAACACAGGGACATCGGTTGTCACACCTGCAAGACCTTCTACATCTTATACACCACCCTCATCTTCATCTTCCGGTTCTTCTAGCGGTTACTAATATAAAATGGCAATAGATAGAGTAAAAATTCAGGACATTCTTGCTTCTCAGGTTCCCGAGTATGTCAAGGATGATTTTCCTCTTCTGGTAGAATTTTTAGAGCAATATTATATCTCACAAGAAACAAAGGGAGGAACATTTGATCTGATTCAAAATCTAGATCAATATGTAAAAGTTGATCAATTATATAATCTAAAAACAGATACGATTCTAAATTCAGACATTAGTTCTATAGACACCACGATTGTAACTGATGTTAATAGTAACTTTACTGAGGGATTTGCAAAAGAAAATGGTTTAATCAAAATTGATAATGAAATTATTGCATATGGATATAAGACAGAAACAACCTTTGAGGACTGTGTAAGAGGTTTCAGCGGCATTTCAAGTTATGTTGGGACTAATTCATCAGACGAGTTAGTATTTGATGAAACAATAGCATCCTCCCATAAAAAAGGTTCTTCAATTCAAAATTTAAACGTACTTTTTCTTCAAGAGTTTTTTGCAAAACTTAAGCGTCAAGTGCTGCCAGGTTTTCAAGATAGAAAACTTTTTGATAATTTAGATCAAAGAAACTTTATTTTTGGTGCTAGTTCTTTTTATCAATCAAAAGGAACTGATGCCTCTGTTGAAATTCTTTTTAGAGCACTTTATGGAAAAGAAGCAGAAGTAATCAGACCCAGTGAATTTTTAATTAGGCCATCCGATGCTGATTATAGAATAACTAAAGACTTTGTTGTAAAATCATATATTGGTGACCCTTTAGATTTAAAAGGACGCACCCTCTATCAACCAATCATTAGTGCAAATGGTTCTATAGTGGGTATCAATACTATTACAGGTGAAATTGATAATAATACAATCATTAGAGGGTCTGTTTGTGACATTGAAAGATTGCCTTTTGATGAGGGGCAATATTATCAAGTTTCAATTGATATTGGATATGATAGGGATACTGACGTAGAAGGAAGTATCCGTGGACTTTATCAATCAAATCCCAAAACACAAATCGTTAATACCGTAGGTGCAGGTTCTAGTATTATAGATGTTGATTCAACTATTGGATTTCCAGATAAGGGATCTTTATTTACTTCTGATATTGATAATAATGTTATCAAAATTAATTATGGTTCAAAAACAATAAATCAATTTAATGAGATATCAACGTCCGATATAACAGGTGAAATAGCAGAAGGTTCAAACTTAAATTATAATAATACTTGTTTTGCTTTTAAAGGTGATGATAAGATAGAAGTAATAATGACTTCTACTTTAACTAACCTTTTATTAAAAGAACAAACTAAGAATTTAAATGTTGGTGATACTATTAATGTAAAGTCTATTGGTCTTCCTGCCACTTATAAAAAAGCAACAAACTGGTTTTATAATATAAAAACTAAATTTCAGTCAAAAGAAATAACTGAAATAGACAGAACAGAGTCAATTTATAGATTTCAATTATTCAATAGACACTTTTTTAAAATTGGATATGCGATAAGAGTATCAGGTTCTGATGGTGTGATTAGAACTGGTAATGTAACTTCTGTAAACTCAGATTTTTCATTTACTGTAAAACTGAGCACTTCTTTAAGTGATCTTCAACTATCACTGAATTATACTGTCACTAATTTATTATCGAAAAGTGATTCCTCAGATTACACTCAATTAAGAAATTATACAACTAATGTTCAGAATATCTACACTAAGTTCAACAAAGATATTTTAGTAGCATCTAACTCTATACCAACATATCTTCAGACACCCCTCAATCCTTACGATAAAAAAATTACTTTTTCGGGATCTGCTTCAAGTGATGGTACAATCATCATTACCCCAACCACAGAACATGGATTCTTTACAGGTGATTCTGTATTTTATAAAGGAAGTATCACAACTACAACCACAACGACTCCAGACGGTAATCAAATCATCACCGAAGTAACTAATAAGTTCACTAATATGGATGAACTTGTTTATTTTGTTAAAAGGATAGATTCGACTAGTATAAAACTTGCAAGAAGCAAATCAGATCTCTTTGATAATAAATTTATAGTTCCATCTGGAACTGCTATTAATAATCAATTAATTTACTTTGATTTCTATCAAAAGAGCGTAAACCAGCAAACATTATACAGAGAATTTGTAGAACCCAACAACAAATCTGGAACTTTTAATACGACACCAGGATATGTTGGTATGCTTATCAATGGTGTTGAAATTCTGAACTTTAAATCACCAAAAAGTGTATATTATGGTAATATCAATGAAGTTGAAATTGTTGATCAAGGATATGGATATGATGTAATCAATCCACCTCTTTTGAATATCACTGACATACTCGGTGTAGGTGCTACAGGCACATGCTCTGTTGATGGTTCATTAGAAAGAATTGATCTTAAAGATACTGGTTATGATTATGTTGATACCCCCATTGTAAGAATAACTGGAGGTTTTCCAGAGGAAGATGCCTCTGCGAAAATAAACTTATCGTCTATTAACCATAGTGTAGTTTTTAATGCTGGTGCGGCAAGTACAAATGTAAAACTTAATCCAAATAATACGATTGGATTCGGCACCTTTCATAAATTTAGAGATTTTGAAAGAGTAGTATATAACACTTATGGTTCAACATCTGTCACAGGAATATCGACCAACTCATTATACTATGTCAAGGTAGTTGATGCCTTCACTATTAATCTTCATAAAAGTGAATCTGATGCCATATCAGGAATTAATACAATTAGTCTTACTGCATATGGAAATGACACCCATTCAATAGATGCACATGAAAGAAAGAAAATCGTTACGAATATTATTGTAACAAATCCAGGAAAAGGATATAAGAACAATGAAAGAAATATCAATCCAATAGGTGTTGTTACTTCACTGAACACTATTAATATTCTGAATCATAATTACAATGAAAAAGATATTATTAGATACACACCGGGCACTAGTCCGATAAGTGGTATTAATTCAAATACTGATTATTTTGTAAAAGTTGATGATAAAGACTCAATAAGATTATTTGAAATAGGTGTAGGGGGAACTGATAGAAACTATTACTATGATAATGATATTGAAGTTAGTATTGCTTCTACAGGTAATGGTTCATTGAATTATGAAAGGATCAATGTTTCGGTTGAAGGAACAATTGGAGTCAATTCTCTTACTGATCAAGATTTTACTTGTAAAGTTATTCCAGTATTCAGAGGTTCAATTACCTCAACAAACATAACAAGCAAAGGTGTTGGATATGGTGCATCAACAATTTTAAATTTTGATAGACAACCCGATATTACATTTGATAGTGGAAGTAATGCTCAACTTTTCCCTGTCGTATCTAATGGAAAAATCATTGATGTAATAGTTCAAAATTCTGGAACAGGATACAACTCCCCACCAGATTTAGAAATCGTTGGTGTTGGAAGTTTTGCTAAATTAACACCCATTATTCATAATGGATCAATTGTAACGGTTAATATCATATCTGGTGGTATAGGATACAATCAAGGCGATATACAATTAAAAGTCAAACCATCTGGTCTTGATGCTACTGCAGTGGCAAAAATTCAAGAATGGAATGTAGATATTTTTACCAATGATTTTGAAAACATTGATAGTGATGATGGGTTTTTAGATGATAATATTTCTTCCACCAATCTTCAATATGGACACGTTTATGCTCCAAGAAAACTTAGAGAATCCATATATGCGATTGATTTTCAAGGAAATACACTTTACGGGGAACCTGACCTAAAAGTAGAAAATGGCATAGAAATTGATTCATTGCAGCACTCACCAATAATCGGTTGGGCATATGATGGTAATCCAATTTATGGTCCGTATGGTTATTCTAATGGAACTGGAGGTGCAATTAAACAAATGCGCCCTGGTTACGAATTAGTAACAAATCAATCACAAAGACCACCATTTTCTAGTTTTAAAGAAGGTTTCTTTGTTGAAGATTATGTTTTTAAAGGAACAGGCGATCTTGATGAAAATAATGGAAGAATTTGCGTAACACCAGATTTCCCAGATGGTGTTTATGCTTACTTTGCTACTTTCAATCTTTCTGTCGATACAAGTGGAACTTTTGACAAGTATAAAAGACCTCAATTTCCATATTTGATTGGTCCAACATTTAAATCTGAACCAAATCCTTTTAACTTTAAAAAAACCTCCAATCAAACTGAATATGATATAGAAAAAAATGATTGGTTAAGAAACACATATTTTTATTATATTAACAATCAATATGCAGAATATGATTATATCTTCAATTCAGATAAGATAAAGGCACAATATTTAAAAATTACTGGTGCCTCTTCCGGTGTGATTAATACCGTTGGTATTGTGACTGGTGGTACACAATATCGTGTTAATGACAGAGTATTCTTTGACAATAAAGGAACAGGCGGAATAAATGCTAGAGCGTCTGTATCTAGAGTTGATGGTAAAAAAGTCAACACGGTAAGTATAGCGACTACCACAGTAAACAATTTTGAATTTGTTCCGTTTGGTTCTAGATCAAGATTTATTGGAATTTCTTCAACACCACATAAGTTTAACAACGGTGAATTTATCACTATTGATGGTTTATCTCAATATTATAGCAATTTAGACGGAACTTATCGTATTGGTGTAAGCACAAGCAATTTTGTGTTGACTGAAGCAGTAGGGGCAGCATCAACCACAGGAATCAATACTTTCATTTCTGTTTCAGGTAATCTTCAATACCCCAGATTAGTTGTTAATGATATCCTAAAAATAGGAAATGAAAAAGTAAAAGTTCTTAACATAGAACCAAATAGAATTCGTGTGTCTAGAAAGCAAGAGGACACTGTATCATCAGCACACACATCTACAACACCCATCACCTCTGATCCTAACAAATTAACTGTTGAGGTAGGATCTGCTAAAACTACAAAAATATTAACTTTTAACAGAGAACTTTATTTTATTCCATCTGAGTCTGTTGGTATTGGAACTTCTATTGGTGTTGGTATTGGAAACACTCTTTCAATAACAAATCCAGGCGCTGGTGTTTCTGAAATTTTTGTTGGACCAAGACAGATTTATTTCCCTGGACATGGATTACGTCTTAATGATAAGTTAAGATATAACTTGAATGGTGGTTCATCAATCAACTACTGGAACGGAATTGCTGGGGTGGCAAACACAAACCTAACTGGCATTACAACACTTTATGCTGTTCCATTTAATGAAACTTTTATTGGTGTAAGTTCAAATCTAGTTGGACTTGGCACTACAGGAAAATATATTGGTATTAATACGAACACTGGTTTACTTTACTTTACTGGTATTGGAACTGGAGACAATCATAGCTTTAAAACGGACTTGACAAATGTCATAACTGCTAATGTATCGAGAAATACCGTAACTGTTGCTACAGATGAAACACATGGTCTTACTTATCTTGATAATATTAATTTTGATCTTAAACCAAAAAGAGAAATCACTATTGATGTTAGATATGACGATTTTAATAGAAGAATTATTTTTAATCCAAAAAATTTCACTGCAGGGGATATCAATCTAAGTCAAAATACTATATCATTTTCAGATCATAACTTTAGAACTGGTGATAGAGTTATTCATACTTCATCATCTCCCTCTGGAGGATTAGATAATGAAGGAATGTATTTTGTTTATCTTTATAAGAAAAATGAAATCAAACTCGTTAATAATAAATCTGATTTAAATCTCATTGAACCAACATTTGTTAATATTACTTCTGCTTCTAATGGAACCCTATCAAGAATTAATCCATTCATTGAAGTTAGTAGAAAGAATACTTTGAAATTTGATTTATCTGATCAATCGCTCTCTTTTATTTCAAACGGAATTAGATATTCTGCTTTTGACATGAAAGTCTTTAGTGATATAGAATTTAATAATAGATTTTTAACATCAGGGAAAACTAATTCTTTTGAAGTCGCATCCTCTGGTAAAGTTGGCATTACGTCAACAGCAAATCTTACAATCAGTGCTACGGAAAATCTTCCCTCAATTTTGTGGTACAGATTTGAAACCACTAATAAGTCAATTATCCCCTCTGTAAAAAATGAATTAATTATTGATAAAGATGTTAATGCTTATAATCAAATAAATGTCATAAGGACAGAAATAGATGGACCAAGAACCGTCACAGGTATTGGAACCACTACTTTTACATTTATTGTTAAGAAATCACCTGATGTTTTATCTTATGATTCAACTAATTCGGAACCTTTTTATTCTACAAATTCAAAATCAGCATATGGACCAATCAACGATGTAAGAATTATTGATCCTGGTTTTGGTTATAGAACTATTCCATCAATTTCTTCTATCAGAAGTGGTTTTGGAACAGGTGCTTTAGTTGAAGTTGATGGAGACATAGGAAAACTTTTTAATGTACAATTTATTTCAAACAATATAGGATTTGATTATCCTAATGACTCTACATTAGATGTAGTGGCAGGAATTCCAGAAATTATTAAATTAGATCCGCTTTCTTCTTTCCAAAGTATTGGAATTACTTCTAGTGGCATAAATTATCTCAATTCTCCTGACTTAGTTGTTATAGATGGACTTTCTGGAAAAACAGTTGATGTAGAACTTGAATATGAACTGGGTGATACTGAAGTTACCATTCTTAAAAATACTTCTTCTCTTTTCTATGTGCCACCAACATTTATCCCTGTTAATAACTCAAATGGATTTTCAATCTCTTCGCTGACTTATAATAACACTAGCAAGGTGGTTAGACTTTTCCTTTCTCATCAATTTGCATCTAACTCGAATTATCCGTTTGAAATTGACAAACCAATTCTAGTTGAAAATGTTAGTATTGGTATTGGTTCTACGGGTTCAGGATATAACTCAAAAGACTATTCTTACACATTATTCCCTGTAACTGGTGTTAATACAAATGCTGGCGGTAGTGGTGCCTGGGTTGAATATGATTTAAGTGAGCAAGTAGGTGATTCTGGATTTCCTGGTAATTTTAGCACCGATTCTATTGGTAAAGTCATTCCAAAGACTCACTTTCCAACATTTAACGCACAACTTCGTAAAAATATATTTGTTGATGGTGAAAAATTAGTAAGTGAAAATTTCACAGGAAGAGTTCAGAATTGGAATCCAAACAATGAGACTTTGAAGGCAACAATTAATGGTGTTGCATCACCTAATGATACGGTTCGTGGATTTACCTCTGGAGCGGTAGGCGTAATTCAATCCATAGATATTTTTGATTCTCGTATTGAGGTTGGTGCTGGAGCAACCATATATGATGGATGGCAAAGAAATACTGGATTCCTGAATGATAATCTTCAAAGGATCCCAAACAATGAGTATTATCAAGAATTATCGTATTCAATTTCCTCTGAAATTGATTTAGATACATGGAATGATCCTATAAGCACCCATACACACACTGCTGGATTCAGAAAATTCTCTGATCTTCAAATTTATAGTGGTGCTAGCACTGAAAATTCTGCGATTGTTGATACAAATAATTCTAACGTAGTTACAATTGTTGATATTGTCAGCAATGGTGATCTAAATTGTCACACAGACTTTGACGAAGCCACTGAAAGAGGTAAATTTATTGATAATGTTTATATTTCTGATGAAATTATTTTTAAGAATAGAGTTGTAACCGATTTCCTTCAATCAATTGGAAACAGAGTTCTTGAAATTGATGACTTTTCAAATCAGTTTAATAGTAATGCAAGAGCAACTCCTTTCTCTATTGTAGCTTCTTACGAAGCAAATTATAATTATAATAAAATTTTCACTTATGTGAAAGATAGAACATTCACTGACGAAAGACAGTTCGCTATTGTTTCTATTCTCCAGGATGATCAAATTGGATACATGAGTCAGTATGCAAGCATTGAAACATATCCTTATCTTGGTTATTTTGATTATGCCTCCACAGCAGAAGGTTGGAACTTACTGTTCTATCCTGTTAAGTTTGAATCCAATATTTACGATGTGACCACATCGGCAATCAATATCCTTGCTGGTGTAGCTGATACTTCAATTAGAGCATTTGGTGATGTTTCTTACATTGTTGGTTCAACTGTCGATATTCCAGCAAGCACAACAACTTCTATCGTTTCATTTGGAACCACATATAGAGCAGCAAAACTTATCAACCTGTTCGTAGGAACTGATGATAAGATGTATGGTGCTGAATTAAATATCGTACACGATGGAACTGATTGTTATCAAATTGAAATGAATGCCATTGATGAAAATCAAGGATTATATGGTGCTGGATTTGGAACGTTTGATTCTAGAATCGTTGGTAGTAATGTTGTCGTTGACTTCACGCCAGATGCTTCAGTATCTGTAGCACTTACTTGTTCTACTGCTTCAATTCTTGTTTCAGATAACAATACAACTGCTGGTAATGAATTTTTAGATGTTACAAGAGTCGGATCTTCTTATAGTTCTATAGCAGCATCGGGTTCTCCAACAGCAAATGTTGTTGCTTCTTATGAAAGTCCTTCAGAATCTGCATATTACTTTGTAACGATTGAAAATACCACAGATAATGAGTATGAAATTTTAGAACTTGGTTCTATTAATTCAGATACCAATGAAGCATATGTTGAGTTTGCTAACGTAAGAACCGGTGGTAATATCGGAACAATTGGCGTTCAAACTGGAACTGACAGTATTGATGTTGTCTTCACACCAATAGCAAATAAAGCAGTTGAGGTTAGAACATACTTCACTGAAATGAATATCTTTGACTCAAATGAAAGATCTGGAGTCATAGACATTGATAATGTTCAAGTTACCGCAGATCACCGTGATTATCAAGGAACATTACTTGATGTTAAGACACAATTTGAACTAAAACACGATGGTGACAATATCTTCAGAAGAGTATTTGAAGGTAACAATTCTTCAATTGTTGATGTATCAAATAATACAATTACAATTCCCAATCACTTCTTTGTAAGTGGTGAACAAGTCAAATATAGCAATCCTGGAACCGGTTCCACGATGGCAATCAGAATTGACTCTACCACTTTCCCAGGAGTCGGTGCTACAACATTACTTCCAACTAATGTATTTGTTATTAAAGACGATGAAGCAAAAATCAGGTTAGCTTCAAGTGCCGAAAACGCTCTTGCCGAAACACCTGTATCTATTGGATTCTCTGGTGTAGGAATTGGATTATCACATGCTATCAATTCAATTAATCAGAATGCTAAAGCAATTGTGGCAATTGATAATATTATTCAGTCACCGGTTGCTCAAACTGATTTGACCACAACTTTAGATCAAGATATTAATTTTGAAACTAGATTTAACACGACCGGAATTACATCATTTATCGCTGGTGATATTATCAAAGTCGATGATGAGTTTATGATAATACAAGGTACTGGAATTGGCAATACAGTTTCAGTATCAGTTGAAAGAGCAGCTCTAGGTTCAGCAATAGGAGTTCACACCACTGGTGCAACCATAACAAAATTTACTGGTAATTATGATATAAGAGATAATTCAATCAATTTTATTTCCGCACCATTTGGTAATATACCTCTTAGTACAACTACAGGTGACCCTAGTGCTAGAGACTGGACTGGTATTACAACCAGTTCTAAGTTTCAAGGTAGAACATTTATGAAACGTGCTGCTGTAGGCACGACTGAAGAAACCTATCACGGCAACTATGTCTTCGATGACATCTCAGATAGATTTACTGGTGTTGGAAAGACATACACATTACAAAATGATGGCAACAATGTAACTGGCATTGACACTAGCACAGTTGTACTTATAAATGGAATCTATCAGGTCAACCAGGGTGTTCAAGCATATGATGGAGATTATGAAGTAATTGAAAATTCTGGAATTAGTTCTATTGTATTCTCTGGAGAAGCAGTAACACAAGGATATGATCCTAATAGATCCTCACTTCCGGTTGGTGGTAGATTTATTTCTGTTGGATCAACTGAGGGATTTGGATATCAACCACTAGTCTCCGCTGGGGGAACCGCAGTTATCTCTGCTGCTGGCACAGTTTCATCAATCAGTATTGGCAACAGTGGTTCTGGATACAGAGTTGGACTTAATACTGTTTATAATGTTGGTGTTCAAACATTTAGTGGTGTTCTTCCTAATATTGAAAATATTGGCACTGCTGTCGTTCAGAACGGACACGTTGTTAGTGTTGCAATTACAAACCCTGGAACAGGTTATACATTTACTAATGCACCTGTGGTCGTATTTGATTCACCACTTAGTTATAGCAACGTCCCATTAATCTACAGTTCAGAAAGTCCTTCTTCAAATGGAAGAGAAGCGACTGTTGATATAGTTGTGGGTCAAGGTTCAAGTGTTATTGACTTTGAAATCAGAAATCAGGGATATGGATATCGTGACGGTGATGTTTTAACTGTTGCTATAGGTGGAACAACAGGTATACCCACAAACACATCATTAACATATGATGAATTTCAGATAAGAGTTGAGGACACTTATTCTGATCAGTTTAACGCTTGGTCTATTGGTGAATTCCAAGTATTCGATAGACTTGATTCTCAGTTTGATGGATCTACGAAGTCTTTTAGACTCACCATTAATGAAGAAGTCGTTTCTATTAAGGCAGCAGTTGGTTCAAACATTGAAGTTGAACAAACTCTTCTGGTATTCATCAATGATATTCTTCAAAAACCAAATGAAGGATTTACATTCAGTGGTGGTAGTGTAATTACATTTAGTGAAGCGCCTAAGGGTCCCGTTGGAGGAGGACAAATAGGGGATACATCCAAAATTCTGTTCTACAAGGGTGCTGGTTCTGTTGATGTGAAGTTTACAGAAGTTTTAAAAACTGTAAAAGTTGGCGACACACTAGAACTTAATAATAATCCTGAAAAAGGACAAAATATCACACTTGATCAAGTTCCCAGAACCATTGTTGGTATCAATACACTTGATACCGTTGAAACTGTTTCATATACACAACCTGGAGTAACAACAGATACTACTTTAGAAAGACCAGTTACCTGGTGTAAGCAAACTGTTGACAAGATTATAAATGGTGACAAAATTGGCAAAGATAGAGAAGCATATGAACCTTCTATCTTTCCAGCATCATACTTAACTCAACCTGTTGGTGTCGGCACGACTATTATTCACGTTGATACAGTTAGACCACTATTTGATGCTGACAATGAGCAAAATCTAAGAACCTTCCAGAATAAAATAAACATCAACTCACAGGACACCTTGGTTGGTGCCACTGTTACTGCAATTATCGGTGCTGATGGTGGTGTTTCATCCTTTGGTATTACTAATGTTGGTCAAGGATATAGTGGTCTTTCTACCGTATCAATTAAAGTTGCCGCACCTATTGGACTTGGTAACACACAAGCAGCAACTGGTATCGGAACGCTTAATGCTTCTGGAACATTAGTTTCTGCTTCTGTTATTACACCTGGCACTGGATATACTTATACTGCACCACCCGTAACATTGATTCAAACACCCACATTAACCGAAGAAGATATGTCCGTTAATACTTACACGGGCGATCATGGCATTATTGTTGGATTTGGAACAACCACATTCACTGCAGGTCTTGGAACACAAACTCAAGTCATCTTTGACTTCTACATTCCAGTTGATTCTGATATGCGTGATACTGATTTGGTTGGAACTGCGGTTACTGTCAGTGGGATTTCAACTGGTGATTATTTCACAATTTATAATTCCAACATAGGACTTGGAACACCTGCTGCTGGAACACTTGAAAGTCTTTACAATGATAATGTAACGGTTCTTGGTATCACTACCACATTCTGTGATTGTGTATATCAAGTTGAGGATGTTCAAACACTTCAAGTTAATGTTACAGGTGTAGGCACGACATCGGTTAGAAGAATCTTCTCTAATGTCGGTTCAATTAGCACCGTATCGTTTGGAACCACAACAATTACATTTGACTCCACACAATTCACGTTTGACAGTCAAGTGTTTACAGTCTATCAAGGTGGAATTAGTACTTCACACAACTTCGGTAGATTCAGTTGGGGTCAGATAGGTGTAAGTAGAGGCACAAATACCAAGTCATTCAACTTCTATGGTGAAAAGGGATATGCAGGTATCAACACCTCAGGATTGGTCACCAGATTCAATCCATTGAAATTCAATAATTATGTATCCTAAATATTTTTACGAAAAAGAGCTGTAGGAAATGGCAAAACAAGGCATTGGAACAGGTAGCTCCCCCAATGACGGAACTGGCGATACTTTATTAACGGGCGCTGGTAAGATTAATGACAATTTTGATGAGGTTTATGGTGTCATCGGTGATGGCACTTCACTTTTTGTTGGCGTTGTAACCCAGATTACTGCTGGAACTAATGTTAGTATTTCTACAGCATACGGATCGGTTCAAGTTTCTGCTGGATCTACAGCAAATGTGAGGGCAGATACTTTAGTTGTTACTGGCGTATCAACATTAGGCATTGTAACTGGTGCGACTTATTTTGGTGATGGATCCAATCTTACTGGTATGGCAAATACCAGTAATGTTAGAACAAATTCACTTAATGTTTCTGGCGTATCCACCGTAGCATCATTAAATTCAACTGGTGTTGTGACTGCCACTTCTTTTGTTGGAAGTGGCGTAAATCTTACTGGAATCACTACTTTGATTAAAGCGGGTGATAATGTTACACTAACAACTGATTCTGGTATTACCACAATCACATCTACTGCTATCGCATCAACTGCAGAATTAAGAGCAAACACATTAGAAGTCACTGGTATTTCAACATTCAGCTCTTCTGGTGTTGCTGTTACTGTTACCAATAATATTTTTATTGGAGGTGACTTTGAAGTTGGATTTGCAGGTTCCATGCGTGGTAATGGATCATACGTTACAGACCAAAGATGGTCAATATCAGGTGCTAACCCCATCTATACCTTTACTGGTATTGGTATCACATCTGGTAACAGAAATAATCCATATCTTTATTTTCAAAGAGGTGGTGTTTATGAAATTGAAAACACCACACCTAATTCTCATCCACTTCAAATCAGAGAATCTGCTGGTGGTGTTGAATGGACTGCCGGAGTAAGCACCTATCGTTCAAGTGCTAGTTCTGTAACGACCAGAATTGAAGTTCCATTGAATGCTCCAAATACACTTGTTTATCAGTGTACCATACATTCGGGAATGTACTCAACCATTTCGGTATACCCTAATGCCCTCACATAATACCTATAAATAACAAAAAAGTCCTAATAAAATGGCAGCGATAATTACTGATCAATTAAGAATTTTGAATGCTAAGAATTTTGTTGCTGGCGTTCAGTCATCATCAAATTCTTATTATACTTTTATTGGTCTTCCCAATGCATCTGATTATCAGTCGGACTGGAATACGAATCCTCCCTCTCCGAAGGATAATTTGAATCAGTCCAATGATTATTGGGACACGATGCTTGCTATGAAAAAGATTTCAAGCAGCGACGTAAGTCAAGTCATTAGAAAAGTAACTTGGTCATCAGGAACCACATACGATATGTGGAGAAATGATATTAACAGAGATAATCCTTCGCAACCATCTGGTGCATTTGATATCTATGATGCTAATTTTTATGTAATGAATTCTGATTATAGAGTTTATATTTGTCTCTTTAATAATGCTACCCCTGAAAATGCATATCAAGGCGGACCATCACTTGATGAACCCACTTTCACTGATTTAGAACCAAGAGCAGCAGGCAGCAGTGGTGACGGATATATTTGGAAATATCTTTACACTATCAAACCCAGTCAAGCAATCAAATTTGATTCAACAGATTATATCCCTGTTCCCAATAATTGGTCCACTAGCACTGATGATGCACCAGTAAGACAAAATGCATCTACAAGTGGTCAGTTAAAGATTGTTACAGTTAGAGGGCGTGGTGTAGGATTAGGAACAGCAAGAACATATACTAGAGTTCCCATTGAAGGTGATGGGAGAGGTGCAGAAGCAACTGTTGTTGTTAATAATGATGCTAAAATTGAATCAGTAACAGTATCAAACGGTGGTTCTAACTATACGTTTGGAACCGTTGATCTAGAAGCAGGTGGGGTTCCTACTGGAACAACGGCACCAGTGTTCAATGTAATCGTTCCACCAAATGGTGGTCACGGTGCTGATATTTACCGTGAACTTGGTGCTTATAATGTTCTAACATATGCCAGATTTGAAAATGATACCGAAAATCCAGATTTTATCACTGGTAATGAATTTGCTAGGGTTGGATTAATTGAAAATCCGCTAGATAACGATTCAAATGCAATTCTATCTAAAGATAAAGCAAGTGCTGTTTACGCTCTAAAACTAACTAGTGGTGGTGATGAATACACGACAGCGACATTTACACCCGATTCGGAAGTTACACAAACGGTAGGTGTTGGTTCTACCGCTGTTGGTAGAGTTATTTCTTATGATCAACTTACTGGTGTTCTTAAATATTGGCAAGACAGAACCAATGCTGGTTTTAACTCAGATGGTACTCTGAATTCAAATCCAACATATGGTTTTGAAACACTAAGATTTACAGGAGATCCTGCCACAGGAGGAACGCTTGATATCGTAGGCGGTTCAGTCACTTTAGGCATTGATACAAACTTTGGAACTAGCACTTCTCCAGGTATAAGTACGGTAATAAATAGTCGTACATACTTTCTTGGTCAGAGTTTTGTTCAGGGAGTGGCACAACCAGAGTCTAAGAAGTATTCTGGAAACATTATCCACGTTGACAACAGACCTTCAGTTACAAGGTCATCCTCACAGAAAGAAGACGTAAAGATTATCTTGCAGTTCTAAAGAATTATGCCACAGGAAACTAACCTCAATGTTGCTCCTTATTTTGACGACTTTGATCCTCGTAGCAACTACTACAAGGTGCTTTTTAAACCTGCCTATCCTATTCAGGCGAGAGAATTAAACAACCTTCAATCTATCCTTCAGGATCAGATTGAAAAGATGGGAACGAACATCTTTAAGGAAGGGTCTGTTATTATACCTGGTGCTCAAACATATAATTCACTTTTTCATGCTATACAAATTCAACCAGAATTTTTAGGGATTCCTGTTGAGATTTATCTTGATCAACTTTTAGGTAAAAGAATTGTAGGAAGAACTTCTGGCATTACTGCTGAGGTTGTCACATACATCACCAACGCAGAATCTACCAAAGGAAACTATACACTTTACATAAATTATGTCAATTCAAGCACAACTGATGATTCTACTGAAGAATTTTTCGATAATGAAGTTCTAGAAACTGAAGAATCTATTTCTTTTGCAACAACATTTATTGCTGCTGGTGAAGGTTTTGCTAACACTGTTGTGGAGGATGCTGCTCAAACAGGATCAGCGTTTGTTTTATCTGAAGGTGTGTTTTTCATTCGTGGATATTTTGTAACTGTTCCTAGTCAACTGATTATTCTTGATCAATATGGCACAGATCCTAGTTTTAGGATTGGTTTGACCATAAGGGAACAAATTATTACCTCAGACACAGATCCACAACTTACAGATAATGCTTCTGGTTTTAATAATTATTCAGCTCCTGGTGCAGATAGATTAAACATAACTGCAGTATTATCAACGAAGGATTATGGTGATTACAATACAGAGAATTTCATTCAACTTGCTGAAATTCAAAATGGCAATCTTAGAAGAAAATCAAATGATACAAAATATAACCTTATAGGTGATGAGTTAGCAAAAAGAACATTTGATGAGTCAGGAGACTACTACATTAAAGAATTTGTCACCACAGTCAAAGAAAGTTTAAATAATCAACAAGGAAATAGAGGAATTTACGAACCAGGACAAGTCACACAACAAGGAAACGTTCCTAGTGATGATTTGATGGTTTATAAAGTATCTCCTGGTAAAGCGTATGTGAAGGGGTTTGAAGTTGATGTAAGAACACCTTCTCTTATCGATGTTATAAAACCTAGAACCACTCGTTTGGTTGAAAATCAAGCAGTAAATTTTGCGTTTGGTCCCACGTTTACTGTTAATAACGTTAATGGTTCACCTGTTGTTGGTTTTAATACAACTACAGTTTTAAGTTTAAGAAATCAAAGAGTAGGAAGTAGTGCTACAGAAGCACCTGGTTCAGAAATCGGTCTTGCAAGAGTTTATGATTTTGCTTTAGAATCTGGATCATACAATACTTCAACACCTCAAATTAATCAATGGGATCTTTCTTTATTTGATCTTCAAACATACACTGATATTGATATAAATGTCAGTGTCACGTTAGATGCTTCAAATTCAATTCATATTGAGGGAGAGCAAAGTGGAGCTAGTGCTTTCCTTAGATATGATGTAAATGCAGGGACAGCACTTACCACATATAGCAAGCAAGGTGATTTTGTATTTGGTGAGAGACTTAAATTTAATGGAGTTCTTGACAATTCAAGATTTATCACTGATATTAATAATCGCACTATTTCAGATGTAAAGTCTGTTTTCTTACAAAGAGTTGGTACTGCAAATACATTTAGTGCTGATATAATTCAATCTGATGGAATTCAGATTGGAATTGCTTCAATCACAGCTAGAGATGCAACTGGTGTTTCTACTATTACTAGTCCATCACTTATTTCTAGTGGATTTGTTGGGATCGTGACTGTTGGAAATTTACTTAAGTTTAGTATTCCAGAAAATAATGATCCCACTTTTGTAAGAATAACAAATATTGACGGAAAAGATGCAACAGTTGAACCAACAACGACAGTCACTGGGGTTAATGTAGGCACGTTACCCACAACAGCCACAAGTGTAACAGATCTCACAGTCCTTACTTCAAGACTTCAAGGATCACAAGGAACTGGTAATTTCTCTTCTAACGACTCAATTTTTAGTGCCCTTCCAAAAGAGAACATTCAATCAGTTAATATCGGATCTGGCAATATTATTATTAGAGATAATTTTGACATTACAATTGATTCTAATGGTGATACACAAGTAATTCAAGTTAACGATCCGTCTAAAGAAGTTTTTCTTCCGTTTGATGAAGAGAGATATTCACTTATTAGACAAGATGGAACCACTGAAATTCTTACAAACGACAAGTTCCTCTTTACAGAAGGGAGCACGCAACTTCAGATCAAAGGATTAGGAAGTGCCGATTCAAATTCAAAACTTATAGCTACCATTAGAAAGTCAAATCCAACTTCAAAAATTAAATTAAAGCAAAACAATTCTATTATTATTAATAGATCAATTGATAGTGCTTCCGGTGTTGGAACCGGAACGCTAAATGACGGACTTTCGCATGGTTTATTCCCATTTGGAACAAGGGTTCAAGACTCAATTATTTCTTTGAATGTACCTGATGTTATTGACATTTATGGAATTTTTGAATCAACTGGAACCACGGATCCACAATCACCCAATGCTACTGTACAAGCACTTAATGGTCCATCTGCCACTACGAATGACTTGATCATCGGTGATACATTCACTGGTAGAACAAGTGGTGCAAAAGCCAGATATATTGATAGACTTTCAGATACCAGTATTGGGTACATTTATTTAAATGATATTGTATTTGAATCTGGTGAACAAATTGAGTTTACTCAATCTACAGTGATTGGCAATATTGTTAATATTAACATTGGATCAAATAACATAACAAGAAACTATACTCTTGCAAAAGGACAAAGAAATTCTTTCTACGATTTTTCTAGAATTGTGAGAAAGGGTAATTTTCCAGCACCATCCAGAAAACTAAGAGTATACTTTACAAATGCTTATTATGAAACGTCGGATAATGGTGATATTACAACAGTAAATTCGTATAATGGATTTGATTATACGAATGATATTGGACTTGTGGATGGAAAAAGAGTAACTGATATCATCGATGCAAGACCAAGAGTCAAAAGTTACACCACAAGACCTGGAACTAGATCTCCATTAGAATTTTATGGTAGAAATTTTGATGGTGGTCAGCACAGTTCCGCTAAAGTTATCGCATCAGATGAATCACTCACATTAGACTATAATTACTATCTTGGAAGAGCAGACAGAGTTTATGTTGATAAAGACGGATCATTTGCTGTAAAATATGGAGCACCTGATGATATTCCTACGCTTCCCGATCCGGTAACAAATGGACTGAATATTGCAAATATATTTTCACCAGCATATCTTTACAGTGTAAATGATGCCAGACTTAACTTTATTGACCATAAAAGATATCAAATGGTTGATATTGCAAAGATTGAACAAAGAGTTAAAAGTCTTGAGTATTATACTTCACTTAATACGCTTGAGCAGTCTACACTGAATAGTTTTATTCCAGATGTAAATGGACTAAACAGATTTAAGTCTGGTATTTTTGTTGATAATTTTACGACTAGAGCACCACAAGATGATACGATTGGAGTCAAAAATGCTATTGATTCAAAGAGAAGGATCCTTAGACCAGCTCACTACACAACAGCATTTAATCTTCAATTAGGTATTGGTAATACTATTTTTGGTGCAGGGGTTCGTAGAACAGGAAATATGCTTACCCTTGATTATAGTGACACAAGTTGGTTAGAGCAGCCTTACGCCACAAGAATTGAAAATGTAACTCCATTTTTGGTTAATTTCTATCAGGGTTCAATTGAACTTGTACCATCTGTTGATGTTTGGGTTTCAACTAATCAATTAGAAGTTCGTGATGTCCTTCAAGAAGGTTCATTCCAAGGTATTGCTGATGTAATTGGTGCAGAAATTGAAACCACTGAGGATGGTGAAAGGATTGGTGTAGCACCAGTTGTTTGGGATTCTTGGGAGACTGTTGGTGCTCAACTTAATCTTACTTCCTCACAACAAACAGAATCACTTAACGCTGCATCTCAGAGAATAGGTGAAACTACCAATAGAATCCTTTCCAACAATGGAATAAGTAATAATAGAATTGATGCTGCAAGAACTCAGGTTCGGTCCACGACAATAAATGGTTCTATTAATTTAGAACAAACTAGAACTGGTAGACAGCAAACAGTTAATGAAGTAATTAATACCGAAAGTCTTGGAGATCGTATAGTTAATCGTGAGATCATTCATTTTATGAGATCTCGCAACATTCAATTCACCGCTAAAAAGTTAAAACCATTCACAAGAATGTATTCATTCTTTGATGGGGTTGATGTAAACAAATTTGTTTCACCCAAACTGGTTGAAATTGAAATGACATCAGGAACCTTTACTGTTGGTGAAACTGTTGATGGTACTATGCAGTCAACTCTTAATAATGAAGAAACTTTAGCAGCAGGTTCAGCTTCAATCACGTTTAGAACTTGTGTCGCTAATCACAAATTTGGTGATTTTGATGCTCCCTCTGATGTATATGATAGTAATCCATATGACAGGAACTCCCCAGCGGCAACAGCATACACCGAGTCATCTACTATCCTTAACGTAGATACAAACAGCCTTCAATCTGAAGATTTCCCAGAATTTGTGGGATTCATTCAAAGAGGAATGATTCTGCGTGGTAGAACAAGTGGTGCTGAAGCAAGAATTGTATCTGTAAGATTGATTACAGATAGAGTTGGAACCCTGATTGGATCATTTAGTGTTCCCGATGGATCAAATGCTTCTAATCCTATATTTGAAACTGGCAGATCTGAATTTAGACTTACAAGCAGTTCCACAAACAGTAAAATTAGAGGTGCAACTACTACAAGTGCTGAAGAAATTTTTTATTCACAGGGAGACTTAGATAATACACAAGAAGTCACTTTATCCCTCAGAAATGCAAGAGTTGAGATAACTGAATTAGAACCACAAACAAGAGTCCTTGCTGGTGAAACAGATTCAGCTAGTATCGTTCAAAATATAAATGCTGTAAGAATTCCCCCTCCCCCTCCACCGCCACCGCCACCAGATCCTCCGCGCCCACCTCGCAATCCAGATCCACCACGTCCGCGTGGTGGTGACCCCCTAGCGCAAACTTTCTTTGTTGATGACACTACAGGTGTTTATCTTAGTAGAGTTGAACTATTTTTCCAGTCCAAAGCGCAAAATCTGCCAGTAGTAGTTCAAATTCGTGAAACAAGACTGGGAACACCCACTAATATAATCGTACCTTTTTCAGAGGTTATTCTTGATCCCAATCAGGTCAATATTTCTGATGATGGCACGACTCCTACATCATTTACCTTCCCATCGCCCGTTTACTTGAATCCAAAAACAGAGTATGCTTTAGTTGTTTTATCTGATGTTACTTCGTACAATATATGGATTTCTAGATTCGGTGAAGCAGATGTATCCACTCTTGCCACAGAGGCGGGTCAAGTTCTTGTAACTGAACAACCTCTTTTAGGTTCATTGTTCAAATCGCAAAATGCTTCCGTCTGGACACCAAGTCAATATGAAGATTTGAAGTTTAATATGTATCGTTGCAACTTCACTTCAAATGGATTGGTTCAATTCTTCAATCCTCAGCTTCCTACAAAACAAGAAGTAATCACTAAAAATGGCATTTCTATTAAAAATAGAACTGTAAGTGTGGGACTTGGAACTACAGTTAATAATGATGGGAATACTGAAGGCAACAACTTTGTTGTTGGTGTTGATTTATTCCAAAATGATTCTGACTTTACAGGTGTTGTTGTAGGACTTGCAGGATCTGCCACAGGTGATCTTACAATCACTAATGCAGGTGTTGGATACACACCATCATCTGGACAGTTTACACACACTGGAATAGGTCTGACACCCCTTACAGGAACAGGTATCAACGCAACTGCTGATATCACAACCCTTGCAGGTGTGGCGATTGCTGCTACCGTTAACGCTGGCGGTTCTGGATACAATGTTGCTGATGTTCTTGTTCCAATTCAAAATGCACAAAACATTGGTGAATTGGGTCGTGACATGCAATTCTCTATAGCAGAGTTACAAGGATTTAATGAGGTTGAAGTAAGTAATGTTCAGGGTGAACTGAAATTTACTTCTGACAATTATCTTAGATTTACAACATCTGCTGGAATTACATCAGATGTCAATGTTGGAACTGGAGGAAGTATCGTTCCGGTATCTCCACTTAGAGTTACTCCTGAAAATGATGGTTTGCATATTAAGGTCTTCCAGAGAAATCATGGAATGTACTCCAATACCAATAGAGTTGAGTTAAAGAATGTTTCATCAGACATTACCCCAACCGCTCTTAGTGCTGCTTATTCTAGAACCTCAACTGATTCTATTTCAGTTGGAACCACTGCAAATCTGGCAGATTTTGAAGGTCTTCCAGTTAGCACTAATAATCCTGGTTATGTCAAAATTGGTAGTGAAATAATTTCTTACACTGGCACATCAGGAAATTCTCTTACTGGAATTACTAGTAGAGGCGTTGATAACACCATTCAAGCATCTCATGCATTAAATGAATTGGTGTTCCGTTACGAATTTGGTGGAGTGTCACTAAGAAGAATCAATAAAGAGCATCAGTTGGCAGATGTAACCATTCCTAATCCAATTGATATTGACTCTTATCATGTTAAAGTAAATATGGCTCAAAGTGGAGTTGACAGAAGTGCTACCAATACAACCTTTGCTTCACATTATTTTGAAAATACTAGAACTGGAGGTGGTGTAGGTGTCAAGGGTTCATACAATCTTCCATATTCAATTGTTATTCCTAACCTTAGAACAACTTCACCAAATGGAAGTTCTTTGAATGCTTCAATAAGAACTGTTTCTGAAACTAGTGTTGATGGAACAGAAGTTTCTTTCTTAGATAAGGGATATCAGGAAGTTTCACTCAATGAAAAAAACTACTTTGATTCACAACGTGCTGTCATTTCACCTGTGAATGAAAGAACGTATTTGAACGCACTTCCTGGTAATAAATCCATGACTATGAATGTGAACCTTAATACATCTGATGGCAGATTATCACCTGCGATTGATCTAGACCATGCTTCTGTTCTGTTTATTTCTAACAGAGCAAATGCACCTATTACTAATTTCTCTACCGATGGAAGAGTCAAATCTGTCAAACTTGATCCTAATAGTTTGATGTATGTAACCAAGAACATTGTTCTTGAAAATCCTGCTACATCACTTAGAGTGTTTATTGATGGTTATGTTTCTGATTATAACGATATCAGAATGTTCTATGCATTAGGTCAAGATCTTCCTGCAGAAGAATGTGTATTTACACCTTTCCCTGGTATTAATAATACAAATGAATTTGGTAGAGTAGTTCAACCATTCAACTCTGATGGTGGTCCTGACATCTTTGTTCCTAAGTCTGACGTTTACACACAGGTTCCTTCGTTAAACTATTTTAAGGAGTATAAATTCTCCATAGATAACCTGGAACCATTCAACTTCTTTAGAATTAAGTTGATCGGCACATCCACCAATCAGGCGGTTGTCCCACAGTTTAGAAACTTCAGAGTCATTGCTGCTGTATAATGTTAGTCCCAATTGAAGGAAAAGACAATCTCTTCCGTGATAAAAACACGGGAGCGATTGTCAATAAAGATCAAACCGAATATAATAATTACATCGCTGCTAGGAATCGGCTTGCTGCCGAAAAGGACAGGGTTGATTCGCTTGAACAAAAAGTTGATGATATTAAGGGTGATTTAGACGATATCAAATCTTTACTTAAGGCATTAGCACAAAATGGCGAATAATACAATTACATTCGACCCTATAGTAGGAACACCTTATGCTGTTAATTTAACAATTAACACGGGAGCTACCTTTGACTCTACGTTCAAAGTTATTAATAATGATAAGTCAGCATATGACTTGACCGGTTGGAGTGGTTCTTCGCAAATGACAAAAACTGTTTCGATTGGTTCGTCAAGAGTGCCTGCTGCGTCTTTTACAGTGGGTATTACAAGTGCGGTTGATGGTGAATTTAAATTATCATTATCACCAACCCTCACAAGAAATCTAAAAGGTGGTAGATATGTTTATAATATTTTGATGACTGGTTCAAAAACTACCTTAGATATTCTTGATACTTCTGTTTCTGTAGGAAACACTGTGGGGATTGGTTCCACTACGATTATTTTAAACAAAATTACTAATGTTGCTGTTGGTGATTCCGTCTCTGTTGGATCTTCGATTACTGGTGCTTCTGTCGTTAGTTTAGCAACATCTACAAGAACGATAACTATAGGAACTGCCAGTACGATTTCAACAGAAATTTTGCCAGGAACAGCAGTTACATTCACAAGACCAGGAACAGCATCCACAATTTATGAGATGGTGACTGGCAATATATTGGTGCAGACCGGAGTGTCTTCGACACCCTAAATAATAAAAAAGTAATGTCTTATAATGGCGCAACCATCTTCCAGACAAGAACTTATTGATTATTGTTTAAGACAATTAGGTGCTCCTGTAGTCGAAGTCAACGTTGCCGATGAGCAACTACAGGACTTGATGGATGATGCCATTCAATTCTTTCAAGAAAGGCATTTTGATGGGGTTCAACAAGTTTATCTTAAATATCAAATAACACAAGACGATATCGATCGAGGAAAGGCAAGACCATCTGGGGCACCCCCAAGCAATGCTGGTGGGTTAGGAATCACCACATCAACTGCTACTGCCAACATTGATGGAGTAAGTACAACATTCACATATAACGAAAATAGCAATTATCTTCAGGTTCCACCAGATATTATTGGGATCAATAAGGTATTTCAGTTTGATGATGCCCAATCGGTGAATTCATCAAACATGTTCAATTTTGAGTATCAATTATTTTTGAACGATATCTATTTCTGGGGAACAACTGATATCTTATCATATTCAATGGCGAAGAGTTATATAGAAACTCTTAACTTTTTGTTGAATACGCACAAACAAATTAGATTTAATCAGCGCCAAGACAGACTATATCTTGATATAGCATGGACTAAATTAAGAAAAAATGATTTCTTGATTATTGATTGCTGGAAAGCAATGAATCCTAATGATTATTATAAAGTTTACAATGACTCCTTCCTTAAACCATATTTGACTGCCCTAATCAAACGCCAATGGGGACAAAATCTAATTAAATTTCAGGGAGTAAAATTACCAGGTGGTATTGAATTTAATGGTAGACAAATTTATGATGATGGTCAGCGTGAACTTGATGAAATCAAAGCGAAGATGTTAAGCACGTATGAACTTCCTCCACTTGATCTTATTGGGTGATTTAGATGTTAAATCCATTTTTTCAAAACGGCACCAATAGTGAACAAGGTCTAATTCAAAGTCTTGTAAATGAACAGTTAAGAATGTATGGTGTTGAGGTATATTATATGCCTCGTAAATATATTACAAAATATAAAGTAATTAAAGAAGCAATACAGTCAGAATTTGACAATGCTTATCCGATAGAGGCATATGTTGATAATTATGAAGGATATGGTGGACAAGGAACTCTTCTTTCTAAATTTGGCATTCAAGAACAAGATGATTTAACATTAATTATATCAAGGGAAAGATTTGAAAACTATATTACACCCCTTACAAAAAATCTTCCAAATATTGAACTTGCAACTAGACCGAAAGAGGGAGATATAATTTATTTTCCACTTGGGGATAGATTGTTTGAAATCAAATATGTAGAACACGAACAACCTTTCTATCAGTTACAAAAGAATTACGTTTATCAGCTTAGATGTGAGTTGTTTAGATATGAAGATGAAGTTCTGGATACTGGTGTTGAGACAATTGATGATGAAATAGAACAAATTGGATATATTCAAACACTTACACTTGTTGGTAGTGGTGTGACAGCGACCGGAACAGCAAGCACTTGCGCTAGTGGTAGTGTTCAGCAAATTAGTATTCTTAATATGGGTGGTGGATATACATCACTTCCTAAAGTTGCATTCTCTTCTGCCCCATCTGGTGGTGTGACTGCTGTTGGATTTGCATCACTCAGTTATGACTATGTTGGTTGCGATGGAAAATCTGGAAAGGTTGTATCAATCAATCTTACCAACGCAGGTTGTGGTTACACTGTAGCACCTCTAATCACAATTCAGGGTGGAAATGGATCTGGTGCAATAGCAACCGCTGGCATCACCACTCGTATGTCAGTTCAAACAATTACTATCACAAACGCAGGTTCTGGATATACATTTGGACCAAGTATCACAATGTCAGATCCGCCATCAGGCCAAGCAGGAGCAGGAATTGGAACTATCAGTGCTGCTGGCATTGTTACTGCGGCATACATCACTAATTCTGGATTCGGTTATACCGAAGCACCCACAATTACTTTCCAAGGTCCAGGTGTTGGAACAGATCTTGGTGGTTCTTTCATCTACAATGAAATTATCACAGGTTCTATCAGTAGCACGACTGCAAGAGTCAAAGAGTGGGATGCGGTCACAAATAAATTGGAAATTTCCATCGTATCTGGAGAATTCCAAGTCGGTGAAAATGTTACCGGAGAAGAATCTGGTGCTAAGTTTATGATATTTGATACTAAAACTGATGACCTTGTAACACCATATGCAGATAATGATAACATTGAAACTGAGGCAGATGCGATTATTGACTTCTCCGAAAGAAATCCATTTGGAATGCCCTAATTAAAAAATAGTTAAATAGTAGTATATTCATATACGATTTGGGATCATGTTTGAGTATTTTTATAACGAGATCTTAAGATCCACAATCATTGCATTTGGTTCGTTATTCAACGACATTCAAATCAAACATAAGAATGATGACGATGACGTTTGGAGTGTCATCAAAGTTCCTCTTGCTTATGGACCTACACAAAAGTTTCTGGCAAGATTAGAACAAACACCAAATCTGAATACTCCTGTCCAAATGACTCTTCCTAGAATGTCATTTGAATTTACAGACCTCGTATATGACCCAGAAAGAAAAGTTACCAAGACTCAACAGTTTGTGGCAACCACCTCTGATGGTTCGCAAACTAAAAGAGCATATATGCCCGTTCCTTATAATATGACATTTGAGTTGTCAGCAATGACAAAGTTAAATGATGACATGCTTCAAATCACTGAACAAATCTTACCTTATTTCGCTCCAGGATATACAATCCCCATTAAAGTTCTTGGTGCTATCAACGAAATCATGAATGTTCCTGTGGTTCTTGATGGAATTACAATGGAAGACGACTATGAAGGCAATTTTGATACAAGAAGAGCACTAGTATATACCTTCAGGTTCACTGCTAAAGTGAATATGTATGGACCTGTCAAGGATATCTCTAGTTCTATCATTGATAAAGTCAATATCGGTTACATTGGTGGAACAAGAACAACAGTGAAAGGTTCTGCTCAGACATATGAAAGAGACGTTACTTACAGTGTAACACCAAGAGCACTTAAAGATTACGATGGTGTTGTCGTAACTAATCTTGCTGCTGATATTACAGATGAAACTGAAGTCATCACTGTTGTTGACGGAACTAAGATAACTGACGGAACAGATATCTACATTGGTGAAGAACTGATGCTTGTCAGAAATATTACTGGCAACAAAATTACCGTTACAAGAGGCAAAGATCAGACTTCAGTACAAACACATGTCAGTGGAGCACCCATTTATGGCATAACTGCCAATGACGCTAATTTCATTAATGTAGGAGACAACTTCGGATTCGATGGTGGATTTATCTAATGACAACTATGACAAAAAAATACGACAAGTTGGATGATGCATTTGATGTTGAAGCAACTTCTGTAGAAATAGAGAAAACTAACGAAAAAAAGATTGAACAAATCAGAAATTCATCAGAAGATATTCGTAAGGATTATGAATATACACGGGGAAATCTTTATTCTATCATTGAAAAAGGGCAAGAAGCGATTAATGGCATCTTAGAACTTGCTCAAGAAAGTGAAATGCCTAGAGCATATGAAGTCGCAGGTCAATTAATTAAAAACGTATCCGATGCAACGGATAAATTGATGGATCTTCAGAAGAAATTGAAAGATGTTAATGAAGAAAAAGAGCAAAAAGGACCAACTACAGTCAACAATGCACTCTTTGTTGGATCAACCGCAGATCTTCAAAAGATGCTAAAGAACGTTTCAGAAGGGGATAAATAAAATATAACAGAAAGTCTTTTATTGGGATGGAAGGGTTTAATAATGAGAATTTGTCAGATTTCTTTGATCTTATAGGTTCACAAAAAAAGAAATCCAGTGAAGAAACCACCAATCCCTCAGAGGAAACCTCTCTCGATGACCTTTTTGCGTCCGTTTCAGAAGAAAAAAAGAAAGAAAAGAAGAAAAGAAAAGAAATAATAGGAGACGTATCTCTTGATGACCTATTTTCATCTCTTTCTGAAGAAAAAAAGAAGTTAAAAGGAACTGAAATTGAAAAAAAGCAAGAAATAGAACAACTTGAGAAAGAAGCAAAGGCATTTGAATCTTTTTTATACTCTGAATCTACCAAAAAAGAAGAAAAATTAGAAGAAAAACCTCCAAAACCAAAGAAATCTAAGAAAAAGACTAGTAAAAAAGACGTTATTGTCAATAAAATTGAAGAAAAAGAAGAAATTAAGGAAAAAGTAGATCAAAATCTTCAAAAATCACTTGATATTCTTGATAAACTTAAAAGAAATGATATAGATATTGAAAATGAAGAAGATCCTGCACTTAGAAAGTTAAAATTAGAAGTAGAACAACTAAGAAAATTAGTTGAATCATCGATAAGAACTGCTACCGCACAAGGTGGTGGAGGCGAAGTTCGCCTTGAGTTCCTTGATGATGTTGATCGTGATAGTGCTAAGGTTGATGGTAAGTTTTTAAAATATGATTCTGCGACTGGTAGGTGGGTTGGAGCAAACGCTTCAGGTGGAGGAAATCAAGATTTAAATACAACATTAGGATTAGGAAATACTTCATCTATTGGGATGAGTGTTGGTGTTATAACAGCAACCTCTTTTTTTGGAGATGGATCTAATCTTTCTGGAGTTGGTGCGGGAAATACCACAAATGTAAGAACAGATTCTTTAGTGGTAAGTGGAATATCAACTTTCAGTACAGGAATAGGAACTGTCAATATTGGAGTTGGCAATACTACTTTTTTAGTTGATGGAGATGCAAGAGTTACTGGAATTCTTACGGTTGGTAGATCGTCAATTACGATTGATGGTGTTAATGATAGGATTCTTATTGGTAATGAAGATGTAACAATTTCTGATTCAAGCATAACAATTGGAGATAATGTCACAATCAATACAGGTGCCACAGGTATAAACTCAGCGCCAAATGTTTTTTACGTTGCCAAAGACGGCAATGATAGTAATAATGGAACTTCTATTGATAATGCAAAACTAACAATATCAGGTGCAGTTTCTGTAGCTTCCTCTGGTGCAGTTATTAAAGTATTATCTGGAAATTATGTAGAAAATAATCCAATTGAACTCCCAGCATTTACTGCTGTTATTGGTGATGATTTAAGGACTGTAAAAGTTCTTCCCAATTCGCCAACCAGTGATATATTTCACGTTAACAAAGCGTGTAAATTAGCAAATATAACTTTCTCTGGTCATCTTCATCCAGCAGCTGCTGTTGCTTTCCCAACAGGTATTGCTACTAATGTTGGTGGTGGAAAATGGAAGGGTCCTTATATTCAAAACTGCACCAGCGACACCACAACAGGAACTGGAATTCGCATTGATGGAAACTTAGCAGTGAAAACAAAGTCAATGAATGTTGATGCTTTCACTCAATACAATCAGGGTGGAGTTGGTGTTGCGGTTACTAATGAGGGATATGCACAATTAGTTTCTGTTTTTACTATCTGTTGTAATGAGGCAATATCATGTCACGCTGGAGGTCAAGCAGATTTAGCAAATAGCAATTGCAGTTTTGGTACATTTGGTTTAGTTGCTGATGGAAAAGGGACAGAACAATTTACAGGAATTGTGACTTCAACGGCTGCAGCGGCACAAGATACCGTAACGTTAAATGTTGGAGTAGGTCAAACTCGTCCATATGATGGGCAGATTGTTTATTTTGATCAACTTTATAAAGAAGTAGAAACTATAACAATAACAAATGGTGGAAGTGGATATACCAATACCCCATCTGTCACAATATCTTCTCCTACAGGTCCTAATGGAGAAGTAGCGACCGCGTTTGCGACTATCGAAAATGGCACTGTAACTGAAATTGACATTATCAGTAATGGTAGTCAATATACAGAAAATGCCACGATTACAATTTCAGCACCAGATAGTGGAACAACTGCCACTGCTACTGCCAATATGGCAGATATTTACTACACAATAAATAGTGCTACACCCATCGTTTCTGGGATTACTACATTAACACTTGCTGAAAATTTATTGAATACTGTTGGTGTTGGTTCAACAGTATTTTTCTTTCAACAAAGTAGAATCATAGCTAGTTCCCATACTTTTGAATATATTGGTTCTGGTAATCAAATTACTTCAGCAACACCAAAAAGAGGTGGTGTGACAATTCAAGCGAATGAAGTGGTAAGTAAAAATGGAGGAAAAGTGATTTACACTAGCACAGATCAAGCTGGTAACTTTAGAATTGGAGATGATTTCCAAATTAATCAAAACACTGGAACAATCAGTGGAAGAGCATTCTCGAAAAGTTTGTTCTCTGAAATGACACCCTTTATCTTAGCACTCAGTTAAAATGGCACAGTTAGCTCTTAATAGGTTTCAGACAGAAACTTTAGAAGTTACCACTAATGAACAAACTGTATATACAACACCAACCGGATATACTGCTATAGTTTTGTATGCTCACATAACAAATTATGGTTCGGTTAGTTCCACTGTCACTATGAAACATATTAGATCATCAACTGAGACGGAAATAATAAATGATGCAAATGTTCCCATAAATGACGCTCTTGTGCCTATAACTGGAAAACTTGTTTTAGAAACAAATGACTCTATTAAGATTTCGTCAAGTGATGACAATACGTTAAAAGTAATTTTAAGTATATTGGAGACAGCGAATTAATCATGCCATACATCGTAGGATTTAGCACAACCTTTTCTGCATTAGGAATGAGTGCAGGTGTTGTAAATTCAGCAATCAAAACAACAGGATCTGATAGTGAATCAGTTTTGTTGAGTTTATCATCCTCAGAATATAGATCTGTAAATTATCAAATTCAGGTTGTAAGAGGGGAAAATTATAACACCACAAACGTGCAGGTTATTCATGATAACACAAGAGCATATGTCTCCGAATATGGTACTATTAATCAACCTGTAAGTATATCAACATTCTCTTCTGATTTGAATGGAGGTAATATTAGACTTTTAGCATACCCTTCAAATTCTGGATTGACTACTTTTAAAGTTATTTACACTGCTACAAAGTCATAAATAATTTGAGACTCTTTACTCATGAAAAAAAGTTGGTCTGACAAATACAAAAAGTCGATTGACTGTGATAATCCAAAGGGTTTTAGTCAGCGTGCTCACTGTCAGGGCAAAAAGAAGAAAATGAAAGAAGGAAAAGACCATGAAGTCTCAATGGCACAGTCACAACTTGATAAAACCATTGACAATGCCAAGAAACTGAAGAAAAAACTTGGGACCAAAGAAAAGGATATTCCTGCTTGGGTTCAAGCAAAAGTCACTGATACTGAACATAATATGGATGCTGCTGCTTCATATTCCGAGGGAACACTTCATAAATGGTTTAAAGGATCCAAATCTAAAGACGGTAAAGGTGGTTGGGTCAATGTAGTTACTGGTGGAACCTGTGCCAGTGATGAACCAGGAGAAGGAACACCCAAGTGCGTATCGTCTGCAAAAAGAGCAAGTATGACTCCTGCTGAAAGAAAGTCAGCAGCAAGAAGAAAGAAAGCAGCAGATCCAGGACAACAACAAAAGTCTGGTGCTGCAAAACCAACCTATGTTTCAACCGACAAACCCAAAAAGAAAATGAAAGAAGAAGCATTCAGCGAAGAAGACAAAAAGGGTAAAGGTAGTGGCAAGAAAGATGCTTGTTACCACAAAGTGAAGGCACGTTATGATGTATGGCCTTCTGCTTACGCTTCTGGTGCTTTAGTTAAGTGCCGTAAGAAAGGTGCTAAGAACTGGGGAAACAGCACCAAGAAAGAAGACTTCATGGCACTGCCTGAATTCTCAGAAATGCAGATTAGAGCAATGAGAAATCAAGGCATCGAAGTTGAAGTGGTTGGTGAAGACTGCTGGGATGGTTATGAAAAGAAAGGTATGAAGACTATGTTTGGTAAGAGATATCCAAACTGTGTCAAAAAGAAGAAGACTAAGAAAGAAGAGTTTATTCCTGAAGAAGAAAAAACTGAACTTCAGAAGAAGGCATCTCGGGGTGATAAATCTGCTATGTCTAAACTAAAGCAACTTCGTGCCGCTGGTAAGATTGGTAAAGAATATGGTTTTGAGCCAGGTGCTAAAAATGAATCAGTCACACTAGAAAAAGCAAATGGCAAAGAGTTTGCCGAAGTAATTGATTTGATTACTAACGCAGATCTTGGAACAACAATGTCTGAAGCAGTTCAGATGCGTTCTGAGATGGGTAATATGTACATCGTTACATTTACCTGGAGAGCACAGATGAAACTACTCAAAATCTTCTTCCCTGAAGTCAGAAAACCATCAAAGATGGAAGTCGAGATGGCAATCAATAAAATCTATCCCGGTGCCAGAGTAAGATCATTCTATATCATTGACAACCCAAAGAATGATGAAATGTATCTAAACGTTGGTCCTGTTGATAAGTATGCTGAATTTGGTGAAGAGACAGAAATTGAAGAAGGAGCAGCATGGACAAAAAAGTCCGGTAAGAACCCTTCAGGTGGATTAAATGAGAAGGGTCGTAAGTCTTATGAAAGAGAAAATCCTGGTTCTGATCTGAAAGCACCAAGCAAGAAGGTCGGAAACAAACGTCGTGCTTCTTTTTGTGCTCGTATGAAAGGCATGAAAAAGAAATTAACTTCTTCTAAAACTGCCAACGATCCTGATAGCAGAATCAATAAAAGTTTGAGGGCCTGGAATTGCTAAAATGAAAAGTTTTAAAGAATTTCTATCAGAAAGCATCACCATTAATGGTGACTTCAACGGGACCTTAAATCTAGGTGGTGGGGAAAATTCTGCACCACCTGAAGAGCAGGTTGAAGAGAATTATCAGTATCTTGCTGATGTTGTATGGATGGGAAGTATATATAGATTGAAGTTAGAACAAGGAAATTCGGTTAGACTTCCAACCAATCAAGAACTTGCCGAACAACTTCAAGGAGAATATCCTGGAGCAATTGTTCAAAGAATTTATCCAGTTCAAAATACTTCAAGGGTAAAAATATCAGGCGTTGAAAGATATCATCCAGCAAAATTAGAATGGGAAAACTATGGCACAGTGGAATAAAAACATTCAAGACTACCTAAAAGACGGTAGAACTTTATTTGAAGTATTCATCTGTGCAGATCAATTTGGTAATATTGGTGCTTGTGGAGGTAATACTCAGTTTGAGTTGAATGTATCTTCAGGCATTATGACAGAAATGTCTAATGTTCATAAGTTTGGTGCTGTAGTCACATCATCATCAGATTATGACACTGTTTGGACTGAGGCAGGTGCTTATGAGTTTCCAGTTTCTGCTGGAACTATTACGGTTGTTTCATTAAACTCTCAAGATAATCCAACAGGGACTGGTGCATCATCAGTTGTTGTTCAGGGATTGGACGCCAACTATAATGAGTTGGAAGAAACTCTTACATTAAATGGTACAGTCGGTGTTGCTGGAACTGTTGAGTTTTTAAGAACTCATAGAGCGTTCATTGATGTTGGAAATACTAACGTTGGTGACATTACAATTTCTATTGGTTCGACAGTATATTGTGCAATTGCTGCTGATATGGGACAATCTCAAGTTGCATTTTATACAGTTCCGGCAGAGAAGGGTGCTTTCTTGAAACAATTTGTAGCAACTCAAAATAAAAATCAAGAGAATGCTGTAAGAATGTTTCAAAGGCAATATGAAGAAGGCACCACTAAACCTTTTCGCTTAGTTACAGAATTGAACTTGTATGGTAGCAATATTGTGAAACCTTATAGTTATCCAATATATTTTCCATCAAAAACTGATATTGAAGTAAGAACATATACAGGAAGTAACTGTAATGTATCTTGTTCTTTTGATTTATTAGTTGCCAATAATAGTGTTCTTGGAATTGGTACAACCTGATAGGAGTTTTTTATGCCAAGTGCTGATATTTACTTAGGGAATCCGAACCTTAAAAAGGCAAATACTCAAATTGAGTTTACACAAGAACAGATTGAAGAGTACATTAAATGCAAAAGCGATCCTGTTTATTTTGCTAAAAACTATGTTCAAATCGTAACGTTGGATCATGGTCTTCAACCGTTTAAGATGTATGACTTCCAAGAGAAGTTAGTTCGTAATTTTCACGAAAATAGATTTAATATTTGTAAGATGCCACGTCAGACTGGCAAGTCTACGACTGTAGTATCTTTTCTACTTCATTATGCTGTTTTTAATGATAGTGTTAATATTGGTATTCTAGCAAACAAGGCATCTACTGCAAGGGAACTTTTAAGTAGATTGCAAATTGCTTATGAGAATTTGCCAAGATGGATGCAGCAGGGTATTCTATCTTGGAATAAAGGTTCTTTGGAGTTAGAAAATGGCAGTAAGATATTGGCAGCTTCTACGTCTGCAAGTGCTGTCCGAGGCATGTCGTTTAACATTCTATTCCTCGACGAGTTTGCCTTCGTTCCAAACCATATTGCGGATGCCTTCTTTGCATCTGTTTATCCTACTATTACTTCTGGTAAATCAACGAAAGTAATTATTGTTTCTACTCCACACGGTATGAATCACTTCTACCGTATGTGGACTGATGCAGAGAAGAGCAGAAATGAATACGTCCCCACTGATGTTCACTGGTCTGAAGTTCCAGGTAGAGACGATAAGTGGAAACAACAAACTATTAAAAATACTTCTGAACAGCAATTTAAAATTGAGTTTGAGTGTGTATCTGGAGACACAAACATTGAAATAGAATGTGAGGATGGTGTGGAAACTACTGCAATCAAGGATTTATACGATAGAATGTAAGTTCATAGGATTATAAATATTAATAGTAGTTGAGATAATATAATGTATACCATTTATGCACTCGTGGATAATGATGGAGTAGTGAAGTATGTGGGTCAAACTACACAGGTTGATGTTCGTAAAAGAGACCATAAAAACAAAAAACCACCCCACAACTTTGTCATTATCAAAGAGAATCTTTCTGCAGAAGATGCCAAGCAGTTTGAGATTGATACTATTGCCAAATACAACACATATAAAAATGGTTGGAATATGAGTTCAGGTGGAGAAGGATTTGATGGTTACAGAAGAACTAATATTGGTGGAGTAAAGAAAGGTAATATTCCCTGGAATAAAGGTAAGAGTGGTTGTTTCAGTGAAGAAACTATCAGCAAAATGAGTAATGTCCGTAAAGGCAAAATACATTCATCAAAACTAACTCCCGAAAAAGTCCGATTTATAAGGAATCTATATAATACAAAACCAAGACTAAAAGGTGTTGGTGATATTCAACCCAATGGTAAAGTTCTTCCTTATGAGAGAGCATTTTCAAAGAACTACGCAGAAGAGTTTGGCATAACCCCCAGCAACTTACACAAAATCATTCTATATAAATCTTGGACTAATGTATAAACTGAACTCGTCCATTAAGGTAAAAACACCAAGAGGATTTAAAAAATTTGCAGGTATTCAGAAGGTAAGAAAATCAGTTTATCAATGGATTATCTTTGGAGATGATAGTGAAATAAAGTGTTCTTTAGACCATTCCTTTGGTGAAGAGCAAGTTAAAGCTCACACAATAAAAACAGGAGATTTATTACAACATAAAGAAGTAGTTTATAGTGAGATTGTTGAGGAACCTATTGATCTATATGACTTATTAGAAGTAGAGGATGGAAACTTATATAATACTAATGGTGTTGTATCTCATAACTGCGAGTTCTTAGGATCAGTTGATACACTGATTGCTCCTAGTAAATTAAAAGCACTTGTATATGAAAATCCTATTCAAAGAAATGCTGGACTAGATGTATATGAGGCAGTAAAAAGTGGGCATGATTATGTCTGCACCGTTGATGTAGCAAGAGGTGTTGGAGGAGATTACTCCGCCTTTACAGTTGTTGATATTACAGAGTTTCCACATAAACTTGTAGCAAAATATAGAGATAACACTATTAAACCGATGCTGTTTCCTAGCGTCATTTATGAAGTGTGTAAAAGTTATAATGAAGCATTTATACTATGTGAGGTAAATGATGTTGGAGATCAAGTTGCTAGTATCTTACAATATGATCTTGAATATCAAAATCTACTGATGTGCTCGATGCGCGGAAGAGCAGGACAGGTTGTTGGACAAGGATTTTCTGGTAGTAAGACACAGTTAGGTGTTAAAATGTCTAAGACCGTGAAGAAAGTTGGTTCACTTAACTTAAAAACCATGATTGAGGAAAATAAATTTATTTTCTGTGATTATGAAGTTATTTCAGAACTGACTACCTTCGTATCTAAGCACAATTCATTTGAAGCAGAAGAGGGTTGTAATGATGACCTGGCAATGTGTCTTGTGATTTATGCTTGGTTGGTAGCACAAGATTACTTTAAGGAGTTGACCGATCAAGATGTTAGAAAGCGACTATACGAAGAACAGAAAAATCAAATTGAACAAGACATGGCACCCTTCGGTTTTATTGTCGATGGACTCGATGATAATTCTTTTGTGGATGATGAAGGAGACAGATGGCATACCGACGAGTATGGAGACATGTCTTATATGTGGGACTTTCAATAATGGATCTAGACGATCAGTTTAATCTGAATCATCTGTTTTTTAATACTAGAAGGTGTAGATCTTGTGGCAAAACAAAAAACTTGATCGAAGGATTTTATAGAACCAGAAAGGATAAAGGTCAAGTTCCTTCTTCATATTCATATGAATGTAAGCGATGTACAATAGATAGAATTAAAAAAGGACGTGAAACTTAGTGTTCACGTCCTGTTCACGTCCTTGTAATAGTCAGAAATCCTAAATATTTTTAGTTAATTTGAGACATTTAGGAGAGTAAAATGGCAACTCCTCAATTATCTCCAGGCGTATTAGTCAGAGAGGTTGACCTTACAGTAGGAAGAGTCGATAATGTCCTCGACAATATCGGTGCTATTGCTGGTCCCTTCAAATTGGGTCCTGTTGATGAACCAACAACAATCACGACTCAATCGGAGTTGTTAAATGTTTTTGGATCTCCCATCGGCACGGATAGACAATACGAGTACTGGATGACCGCATCCGAATACCTTCAATACGGTGGCATTCTGAGCGTAGTTAGAACAGACGGCACTAATCTTAATCAGGCAAATGCTGGTGTTGGTATCGCATCAACAACTTCCCTGAAAATCAAGAATTACGACGATTATCAAGAGAACTACAGCACTGCCAACAACTACATCTACGCAGGCAAGTATCCTGGTGAATGGGGCAACAACCTTAAGGTTTGCGTGATCGATAACGCAGCAGATCAAATTATTGGGGTTAGCACAACAAGTCTTGCTGGAATTGGTGCCACCATCGGATATGGTGTTACCTCAACACTTTCTAGTGCTGCTATTCCTGGAGCAGGCACAACAACAACATTTAATGGAATGTTGAAAGGTATTATCACTGGATTGTCTACTGATACTACCAACGGAAATAGCACCATTAATGTTAAGATCGTATCTAGAGTCAATACTGCTGGAACTGAGTTTCCAATTGATTATCAAGAAAATAATCCAGCACAATCTTTTGAAGCATCGGATACACTTTCCTTTGTTAATAATTCAGGAAGTAATGAGACTACAGCAAGTGCTGTTTCAGTTGAAGATTGGTATGATAATCAGAGACTTCAGTTAGATAACAGCACAATTTTCTGGAAGACTATTGCCCCAAAACCTGTTGATTCAAATTATGTCTCTTCAAGAGGTGGTGGTGGTGATTCTATCCACTTTGCAATTGTTGATGACACTGGAGAAGTAACTGGAATTCAAGGAAACTTACTTGAAACCTGGTCATTCCTTTCAAAGGCACTTGATGCTGAAGCAGATTCCGACTCACCCACTAAGACATATTATAAGAACTATCTGGCACTCAATTCTCAGTGGATCTATGCGGGTTACAATCCTTCACAAAAGTATGACACATTCCACGCAACCCTTCCAGCAGCGACTGGATTCTCCACTGACTTCACACCTGTAACTAGAGGTGATGGCCTGTGGGCACAGAATGCAAGAAATACTCAGTTCAGTGCGCTTGGCAATGTAGGTTACACCCTACTTGGTGGTGTTGATTATCAGTCTGGTGGAGGATATGCATCAACACTCGGTGATCTTACAACTTCATACAACTTGTTTAACAATAAGGATGAAATTGAAGTTGACTACCTAATGATGGGTCCTGGACTTAGTTCTGAACTGGAGTCACAAGCAAAAGCAAACTTGCTGATCAGCATTGCTGAGCAAAGAAAGGATTGCATTGCTACTATTTCACCACACAGAGCAAATGTTGTCAACGTGACTAATACCACTACACAGACAAACAATCTTCTGAAGTATTACGCACCGCTGACATCTTCATCATACGCTGTATTTGATAGTGGATACAAATACATGTATGATAGAATCAACAATGAGTTTAGATATGTTCCTCTGAACGGTGACATTGCTGGTCTGATGGTCAGAACTAGCATTGAATCATTCCCATGGTTCTCGCCTGCTGGTCAGCAAAGAGGCAATATCAACAATGGTGTAAAACTTGCCTACAACCCAACTAAAGCACAAAGAGATGTGCTTTACGGAGCAAGAATAAACCCCGTCATCAATCAAAATGGTCAGGGTATTATCTTGTTCGGTGATAAGACTGCACTATCTTATGCATCTGCATTCGACAGAATTAATGTTCGTCGCCTGTTCTTAACAGTCGAGCAAGCACTTGAGGGAGCAGCAAACGATCAACTATTTGAAATCAACGACGAAGAGACTAGAGAAAACTTCGTCAATATCGTCATTCCTTACCTGAGAGATATTCAGGCACAACGAGGAATTGATGAATTCACAGTGATTTGTGATGAATCTAATAATACTCCTGATGTGGTTGACAATAACGAGTTCCGTGCAGACATTTTCATCTCACCTGCAAGATCAATCAACTACGTCACATTGACGTTTGTTGCTACTAGATCTGGCGTATCGTTTGAAGAAGTTGTAGGTTCTGTTTGATTTAAGTTAAACATCTAAAAGGAAAAAACCATGGCAGTAACAAAAACGTTAACACAGTTTAAAAATAGACTAGCGGGCGGTGGTGCCCGCCCCAATCTATTTGAAGTATCCATTCCCTCTTTTCCTTCTGCTCTTGGTAGAAGAGTTTGGAGAACTGGTGGCAGAAGAGAAGCCAACAACTTCAAATTTTTAGCAAAAGCAGCACAGTTGCCTGCTTCCACAATTGCAGAAGTTCCCGTTCCCTTCAGAGGTAGAATCTTGAAGGTTGCTGGTGATAGAACTTTTGATGTCTGGACAGTTACCGTTATTAACGATGAAGACTTCCAGTTGAGAACTGCATTTGAACAGTGGATGAACGTCATGAGCAAACTGAACGACGCCACTGGTGTTACCAATCCTTCATCCTATATGACTGACGCTTATGTGCAGCAATTAGGTAGGGGTAGACGTGCTGAAGCAACAAGAAATAGAACTGGTGGCAGATCATCAGAACTGAGGAACTACAAGTTCTTTGATATCTTCCCAACTGAAGTATCAGCAATTGAACTGTCTTACGATAGCACAGATACTATTGAAGAATTTACTGTAACCTTCCAGGTTCAGTTCTTCACTATTGGTAATGCCCTGAATAGAAACAGAGGCGCTAGAGGTCAGGTCCTAATTCAGTGATAAATAACTAGACAAAAGTCTAGTACTCAATAATAATGGCGAGATTATTTGGATTCTCAATTGAAGATAGCGATAAGACCCCGCCAGGCGTAGTATCTCCGGTCCCACCTTCTAACCAGGATGGTTCCGAGCACTACGTCTCGACGGGGTTTTATGGTTCTTATGTAGATATTGAAGGTAGATATAAGAACGAAAACGATCTGATTAGACGTTATCGAACGATGGCGCTTTACCCAGAATGCGATAGTGCGATTGAAGATGTTGTAAATGAAGCAATTGTTTCAGATACAAATGATAGTCCGGTAACTATTGAACTGTCAAACTTAAAAGCAAGTGACGGTATCAAAAAGAAAGTAAGAGAGGAGTTTAGATATATTCTTGAACTGCTTGACTTTGACAAGAAAGCACACGAAATCTTCCGTAACTGGTATATTGATGGAAGACTATATTATAACAAAGTCATTGATCAAAAGAATCCACAAAACGGTATTCAAGAACTGAGATATATTGACGCTGCTAAGATGCGTTACATTCGTCAAATAAAAAAGCAAGGAAAAGATAGCCTCCAATCTGTAAAAGCAAACTTTAGTAGGGATAATCCAGAGACATATGATTTCCCTGAAATTGAAGAATATTTCATGTATACTCCTGGAAGTTCTGGTTCTACTGGTGGATATAGTCCACAGAATCAAGGAACTAAAGGTGTAAGAATGACCCGTGACTCTGTCACCTATTGCACCTCTGGTCTGGTAGATAGAAACAAAGGAACCTCATTGTCTTGGATGCACAAGGCAATCAAACCACTTAATCAGTTAATGATGATTGAGGATTCACTTGTTATCTATCGTCTTTCTAGAGCACCAGAAAGAAGGATTTTTTATATTGATGTTGGCAATCTTCCCAAGGTAAAGGCAGAACAATATCTGCGCGATGTAATGATGCGTTATAGAAATAAACTTGTCTATGATGCTAATACTGGTGAAATTCGTGACGACAAGAAGTTTATGTCCATGATGGAAGACTTCTGGTTGCCTAGAAGAGAAGGTGGTCGTGGAACAGAAATCACCACACTTCCTGGTGGTCAAAATCTTGGTGAAATCACTGACATTAATTACTTTCAAAAGAAACTTTATAGAGCACTTAATGTTCCTGAAACAAGAATTCAAGGCGATGGTGGATTTTCCTTAGGTCGTTCTTCAGAAATTCTTAGAGATGAAATTAAATTCTCCAAGTTTGTTGGAAGACTTAGAAAAAGATTTTCAGCAATGTTCAATGATATTCTGAGAACTCAATTACTTCTTAAGAATATCATTACTCCTGAAGATTGGGAAATTATGGGAGATCATATTCAATATGATTTCTTGTATGATAATCACTTTGCCGAATTAAAAGAAACTGAACTTGCCACTGAAAGAATTAACCTTGCTCAACTATATGAACCATATATTGGTAAGTACTATTCTAATGATTATGTCAGAAGACAAGTTCTTCGTCAATCTGATGAAGAAATTATAGAGCAGGATGCTTTGATTGAAAAAGAGATTGATTCAGGAATGATTCCAGACCCCACGGAACCCGAATTACCTCCAGGTTCAGAATTGGATGCTCCAGGAGCACCAACTGACCCAATTCAAGCACCTACAGTTCCTAAAGAACCTGAAGCGCCACTAACACCCAAAGGTGGAGAAATCTAAATAAAAGAAATTTGCATCATACAAAATGGAAGAATTAATGGATTTGTTAGTTGCTGATGAGTCACCTGCTCAAATCAGTGATAAGATTAAAGACATTCTTTTTGCTAAGTCAGCAGAAAATATCACTGCGATTAGACCTCAGGTCGCAGCTTCAATTTTTGATAATTCAGAAGAGTCTGAAGAAGAGGAAGATGAAGTAGAAACAGAAGAATAATAAATATTGTATATAACTCTTGTAATTTAAGATAATGGCCATTAAACCGGTAGGCATAAATTCAACACTAAGTACCAGTACATCATCTGCTCGTACATCTGCTATTAGTCAACAGACTGAGAATGTGAGAGTTGTTGCTGAATCTGTTGGGTGTTATGTTGCCATTGGAACTGAACCAACAGCAACTAATGAAAACATCTATGTCTCTACTTCAGATTCTGTAGAAGTCGCTATTGGTTTCCCCGCTTCTCAAAGAGTTGTTGGTATTACTACCGGTGCTACCACGATAATTGATTTCCCTGAGGGAACAGGTTGTCCATTTGATGTAGGTGAAGCAGTCACACTAACTGCTGGTCAATCCAACTTTAATTTTTCACATAAGATTATTGCTTCGATCAATAACAGTGCAAATGTAGGTGGTTATTTTAGTACAAGAATGGTTGTCAATCACGACTCTTCCTCTGTTACTGATACATTTGATCCTAACAACTATACTGAAATTAGAAAGTCAATCAAAGTTGCTGTTCTGGCAGAATCTGGAACTGGCAAAGCATACATCCAACAAGTACAGGTATCCTGAAGAAAATGAAACTCATCAGAGAAGAAATCGAAACCGTTGATTTTATCGTTGAAGAACGCAACGGTAAGAAAAATCTCTATATTGAGGGTGTTTTCCTTCAAGGAGATTTGAAAAATAGAAACGGTAGAATGTACCCAATGGAAACCCTAAGAAGGGAAGTACAAAGATACAATGAAAACCATGTCCAGTCAGGACGAGCACTTGGCGAACTTGGACATCCAGATGGACCGACTGTTAATCTGGATCGTGTCAGCCATAAGATTGTTTCCCTTAAAGAAAATGGAACCAATTTTATTGGTAAAGCAAAAATTTTAGCTACTCCAATGGGTAAGATTGCAGAATCCCTTATTAGCGAAGGAGTAAAACTTGGTGTTTCTTCTAGGGGTATCGGATCCCTCAAGACAACGAGAGAGGGAGTAAATGTTGTTGGTGATGACTTCATGCTTTCAACTGCTGCAGATATTGTAGCAGATCCTTCCGCACCTGATGCTTTCGTTGAAGGTATCATGGAAGGAAAAGATTGGGTTTGGGATGGTGGCATCTTAAGAGAGGCACAAGTTGCTAAGACTTATAAGACCATCAATACTCTTGTTTCACAGAAACAACTTGATGAGCAGAAAATTAATTTGTTCAATGATTTTCTGAACAATCTTTGATAAGTATCAGAAATATCAGATTTATAAATAAATATAGATTAATTAAGGTTAATTTTCGGAGTTACAAGAAATGGAGCAATCTAAAACTGCTGTGAATGCCAATGCTAAACCAGCTGAGGCACCCTCTAAGTCCGCGACACCAGTTATGACACCTGGTCAAGGTTCTTATGAGGATCTGGGAGGTCCTACCCCAGAAAATTACAGCCCCACCAACGATTCAGCTAAGCTGAAAGAACCCAAGATTAAGACCGTGCATGACGTGGTCAATAAGGGTGCTAAAGCAGCAGAACCCATGTATTCTTCTAAGAAGAAGACTTATGGAGAGGAAGCAGAGGTCGAAGAGGAAGTCCTTGAAGAGGAGGAACTTGAGACTGAAGAATTAGTTGCTGAAGAGGAAGAAATTGAAGAAGATGATGTTGACATCGAAGAAGATGTTAATGCACTCCTTGGTGGTGAAGAACTTTCCGAAGAATTCAAAGAGAAAGCAAAAGTAATCTTTGAAGCAGCCCTTAATTCTAAAATCAAAGAAATCCAAGAATCCCTCGAACTTCAGTATGCTGAAAGGCTTGCTGAAGAAAAAGAAGGTCTTAAGGATGCACTGACTGAAAGAGTCGATGCATATCTTGAGTACGTCTGCGAAGAGTGGATGATCGAGAACCAACTTGCTGTTGAAGCAGGTCTTAAGACCGAAATGACTGAATCATTCCTTTCTGGAATGAAGGGTCTTTTTGAAGAACATTATGTAACTATCCCTGAAGAAAAATATGATGTGCTTGAAAGCATGGTAGAAAAACTTGATGAAATGGAGACCAAGCTCAATGAGCAAATCGACAAGAATATCAATCTGAATAAGCGACTTGCTGAGTCAACTGCTTATTCTATTCTTGACGAAATCTCTGAAGGTCTTGCACAGACCCAGAAAGAGAAGCTCGCTTCACTTGCCGAAAGTGTTGAGTTTGAAAGTGAAGAAGAATATCGTGAAAAGCTGGAGACTCTGAAGGAGTCATACTTCGCAAGAACAACTCCCGCGACTAAGGCAGCAGCGCCTCAAACCCTTTCTGAGGGTGTAGATACTACCGATGCACCTGTTACGGCAGGAATGGAGTCCTACATGAGAGCACTTGGTGCTTTTAGAAACTCTTGAATTTTATAGAATTCAAACAAACAACTATTTTAAGGTAAAAGCAAATGTTCCAATCCGAGCATCTGCAGGAAAAGTGGAGTCCTCTTCTCGACTATGAGGGTCTTGATTCAATCAAAGATTCACACAGAAGAGCAGTCACCGCAGTCCTGCTGGAAAATCAAGAAAAATTCCTGAGAGAGGAATCAGCATTTAATTCAGGTATCAACCTGATGGAAACCCCAACCAACAGTGGTAACGCTGCTGGTGCTTCAGGTGGTTTCAGCGGTAGTGCAGGCGCAGCTGGTCCTGTTGCTGGTTTCGACCCCGTTCTGATCTCCCTGATCAGACGCTCCATGCCTAACCTGGTCGCATATGACCTGGCAGGAGTTCAGCCAATGAACGGTCCTACTGGACTGATCTTTGCAATGCGTTCCCGCTACACCAACCAGTCTGGCACTGAAGCATTCTACGATGAACCCGATTCCGCATTCTCTGGGCAGGATGATGGTTTCGATCTGACTGCTGGATTCAGCGACGTTAACGCTGGTCTGGGTACAACCGCACAGTCTGGCACGAACCCCTCAGTTCTGAACCCTGTTGGCACCGCAACATCCACTTCCTATGACGTTGGTCAAGGAATGGTAACTGGTGATTCTGAGAACCTGGGCAATGGTTCAGACAATCAGTTCAACCAGATGGCATTCTCGATTGAGAAAGTCACCGTAACTGCTAAGTCAAGAGCACTGAAAGCAGAATACTCCCTGGAACTGGCACAGGACCTGAAGGCAATTCATGGTCTGAATGCTGAAGCAGAACTGGCTAACATCCTTAGCACAGAGATCTTGGCAGAGATCAACCGCGAGGTTATCCGCACCATTTATAAGGTTGCTGAGCAAGGTGCTGTTTCCAACACTGCTACTGCTGGTGTATTTGACCTTGACGTTGACTCCAACGGTCGTTGGTCTGTTGAGAAGTTCAAGGGTCTCCTGTTCCAAATCGAGCGTGATGCTAACGCAATCGCACAAAGAACTCGTAGAGGAAAGGGCAACATCATCCTGTGTTCCGCAGACGTTGCTTCTGCTCTCACAATGGCTGGTGTTCTTGACTACACCCCTGCACTCAACGCTAACCTGAACGTTGATGATACTGGTAACACCTTCGCCGGTGTTCTGCAAGGTAAGTATCGTGTTTATATCGATCCTTATTCTGCTAACCTGACTGCAGGTAATGCAACTCCAGGCAACCAGTACTACGTTGTTGGTTATAAGGGTTCTTCCCCTTATGATGCAGGTATCTTCTACTGCCCTTATGTTCCTCTCCAAATGGTTCGTGCCGTTGGTGAGAACTCCTTCCAGCCCAAGATTGGCTTCAAGACTCGTTATGGACTTGTTGCTAACCCATTCGCTGAAGGAATAAATCAGGGACTTGGCGCTCTTACAATTAACGCTAACCGTTATTACAGAAGAGTTGCTGTTAAGAACCTCATGTGATTTAAATTCACATATTTTTTCAGGGGAGCAGATATGCTCCCCTTTTTTATTCTAAATAATTAGAAAAATGGTTCTGAATATAAACGATAGTCAAATTAAAAATAGAAACTTTTTGTCTCCAACAGGATTCAAATTCAGTTTGAATAGAGCACCAAAAATTACTTTTTTTGGAAATTCTGCTAATATACCAGACATGACTCTTGGGGTTGCAAATCAACCAACATATTTAAAAGATATTGATACACCTGGAGACAAGATTGTTTTTGGTGATTTTTCACTAAAATTTCTTGTTGATGAAAATCTTGAAAATTATATGGAAGTGTATAATTGGATTAGGGGACTAGGATATCCAGAAAGTTTACAAGAAATATATGATTGGCAAACTTCAAATGAAGTTATGAATCAACCAGACAAATCCCAAATGAATCTTTATTCAGATGGAACATTGCAGGTTTTAACTAGTCATCAAAATCCAAATTTTCAAGTAGTATTTAAAGATCTCTGGCCTTACTCTTTATCAACTTTACAATTTGATGCCACAAATGTTGATGTAGAATACTTTACAGCAGAGGTAGTTTTCAAGTATACTATCTACAATATAACTGATTTATCTGGAAATAAACTTTACTATGGATCTTGAAAAAATTCAAGAAATGTGGGAAAAAGATGCAAAGATTGATATGGATAATCTCCATATAGAATCAACAAATATCCCCACACTTCATGCAAAATATTTTGAACTATATAATACCATCTTTTTATTAAGAAAAAAAGCAGAACAACAAAGAAAAAATATTCGCCACGAACGATATGAATACTTTAGTGGAAAAGCAGATCCAGATGTTTATGTCGATAATCCATTTCCCAAAAAAATTAGGGATAAAGAAACTATGCAAAAATATTTGGACGCAGATGATAAACTCTCAGGAGTTTCGTTAAAGATTGATTACTACGATACAATGCTTGTTTACATTGAAAGCATTTTAAAGCAAATTACTAATCGCACATATCAAATTAAGAATGCAATTGAGTTTATGAGATTTAATGCTGGACTAGGGTAAATAAATACCTATAGATGCATGGGATCATGTGATTGATACAACGGCAAATCTTGTTATCTCAAAATCCAACGAAGTATTTTTAAAAATTAATACGGAACCTCATATCGAATATGAACTTAGAGATCACTTTAAGTTTGAGGTTCAGAATGCAAAATTTATGCCACAATATCGTGGTAGGAACTGGAATGGGGAGATACATTTATATGATATGAGATCCAAACAAATCTATGTTGGTTTGTTAGATAAGATTGTCAATTTTTGTGAGCAATACGGATATACATATAAATTTGAAGATAATAAGTTTTACGGCACACCATATGAGGAGAATGAGCACATCTCATATGAAGGCGTTAAGGATTACATGCATTCCATTTGTGTCCATACTCCCAGGAAATACCAGATTGAGGGAGTATATGGTGCCCTAAAGCATAATAGAAAACTATTGATAAGCCCCACTGCCAGCGGCAAATCACTAATGATT